CCCGCCCGTTTGAGCTGTACGAGGTGGACGCGGAGGAGTGGGCGGCCGAGCAGGCGCCCGCGCTGACGGCCAGCGTGCGCTCCGCCGGCTGGGCAGACGTGTCCGTGGCTGACCCCGATACGACCTGGGATGCGCCGGAGGCTGTCGGTCGCGTCGCTGGGTGGGCATCCGTGGCCGGACAGCTCGACCTGGAGGCGTACGGGCGCGCGTTCCTGTGGCACGCGCCCGAGGCGTCCAACGTGGCCGACTTCGTCTTTCCCGTGGCCGACGTGATCGACGGTCAGCTCACGCTGGTGCCGGCCGCCCTGGACGTGGCGATGGACCGGCTGGAGCTGGCGTCCCTGCCGGAAGCGGACAAGGCCCAGATGCGGGCAACGCTTGCGACCCTGCGTGGCGAGGAGGAGCCGGTGACTCCGGAGGATGAACTGGCCCGCGTGCTGGCCGCGCTGGATCTCGGTGAGTTCGTGGAGCTGGCGGAGCTGGCCGAAGAGATGGTCGACATGGAGTCGTTCGGCCCCCGCTTCGACAAGCTGGTGGCCAAGTTGGACGGCAAGGTGACGGACCCGGCGGCCGTGGCCGCCACGATCGGTCGCAAGAAGTACGGCAAGAAGGGCATGTTGCGGTTGGCCAAGGGTGCCAAGAGCAGCGCCGTAAAGCCGATGGTTGCCGCGATGGTTGCCGCCGCGACCCTCAATGAGGCTGTTCCCGATCGTCCGCCGGCAGCGTTGTTCCGACGCCCGGAGGCGGCGCAGCGCACACCACTGACCGTGACCCCCGACGGCGAGGTGTACGGGCACGTCGCCGACTGGAAGACCTGCCACACCGGGTACGCGAACCAGTGCGTCCGGGCACCCAAGAGCAGGACCGGGTACGCCTACTACCACACGGGCTCCGTGCTCACGGCTGACGACGGAGACGTTCGTGTGGGCCGCATGTCGATCGGCGGTGGCCACGCGAACATCGGCCTGGGCTTCCAGGCGGCGACAGCTCACTACGACGACGCGAGCACGGCCGTAGCCGAGGTGCGCGCGGTCGATGGCAAGCACGGCATCTGGGTGTCTGGCCGGGTGCTGCCCGAGTTCCGGAACACCCCGATGGAGGATGCGTTCCGGCGGCACCCGCCGTCGGGGGACTGGCGCCGGATCGGGGGTGCCCTGGAGATGGTCCACGTGCTGGCCGTCAACTCCCCCGGGTTCCCGGTGGCCCAGGTGTCCATGGTCGCCTCTGGCGCGCCCGAGGGCGGCATGGTGATGGGCACCCTGACGGCGGCGGGGCTCGTGCTGTCGCCAGAGCAGGAGCGCGAGCAGGACGGCTCCGAGGTGGACGAGATGGCGACACGTGTGGCGCGGGCTGTCGTGCGGGAGATGACCGAACAGCAGGGACGTACGAGAAGGTCAGAGGCTGCGGCTACCCTGGTCGCGTCCATCCAGTCGGCGAGTGCCGACGCCGCCGGGCTGACCCGGCGGCGTGCCGCCCTGGCTGCCGCTCAAGTTGTCAGGTCCAGGTAGAGGGAGAGACAGACCATGGGATGCGGTTGCGGGAACCAGCAGGTCAGCTCGGCAATCGGGCGCGAGGAGTTCGAGGCGACCCCGGCCAGTCCGGGCGCTGAGCCCCGTGTCTTCGCCAGCCGGGGCGAGGCCGAGCTGTACGTGGCGCGCAACGGCGGCGGGCACGTGCGCCCGCTTGTCACCGCGAACGCGTAGGGGACGGATCCGATGACGACCGTCGGCGAGCTGCTCGACCAGCTCGCCGCGATCGCGCGGGGAGACATGGGGCAGCACTGGCCGGCCGAGTTCGCCTCGGCCGGCACGGTGCTGCACCCGGCGTCGACCGAGAAGCTGATGGAGTATTGGGCGCACGGCGAAGGGGCGGCCAAGATTCAGTGGGCTGTGCCGTGCGCGTTCTGCCGGTGCGTCGATCACCTCCGCAAGTACTACCCCAGGAACCCCAAGGGGCTGTGCGCGAACCTGGAGGTTCGCGCAACCGGACATCGACCGAACGTCGAGAACTCCCGCGTCAAACACTGCCCCTGTTGACCGGGTACGCTCCTCACCGACAAGGGAGAGGAGACGGCGTGCGGAAGCTGCTGGACATCTGGTTCGCGGTACGCTCGATGCTCGCCACCCTCGGGCGTATCGAGCGAAAGGTGGACTGGATCATGGGAATTGTGGAAGACGTGGACACGGTCGTACAGGCGATCGAAGACGGCGTGGCCGCGCTCGGCGAGGCCGAGACCGAGGTGAAGGACGCGGTGGACGCGCTTGCGGGCCGCATCCCGCCGGCCGGTACCGTCCTGACCGACCAGCAGGTGGCCGAGCTGAACGGCGACCTGGACCGGCTGCGCACGGCGGCCGACAAGGTCTCCACCGTGAAGACCGACCTGGGCGGCGTGAAGGACTCCCTGGACGCCATCGACCCGTCGGAGCAGCCGGCCCCGAGTCCGACCAACCAGGCCAGCGCCTCGTCCCCGGCGGTCGACGGCGGCGCGGCACCCGTGGGTACGAACTTCGCGCCCGAGGGCTCGATCTAGAGCATTCGACCAGCACGACAGCGCCCCCCTCGATCTCATCCCGAGGGGGGCGCTGTCGTGCGCTCAGACGTGGCTGTGGTGCCGTACGTCTCCTCGCTCCGCGACCTGCTCCATCTCGCGGTCCTGGATCCGGTCCCACCGGTCGCGCAACAGGTCACGTACCTCCAGGCAGCCGAAGGTGCCGGCCATCCCGGAGTTCTTCTTGCGCTCGCTGAGCTGGTGCACCCACTGACGGGTCACTCCCAGGATGGCGGCGACCGCTTCGCGCGGTACCAATACGTGGCCGTACCCGATGTGCCATGCGCAGGCGCGACCGAGGTGCGTGCCCCACCAGTCGAAGTCGGGACTGTCGACCAGCATCTTGTGGATCTCCTGCGCGACCCGCTTGGCGTCCGTCGACACCGGGGACAGCAACTCCTCGGCGTACCAGTTCGTGATGTAGCTCGGCGTGGCCTCGTGCTGCGGCCCGAGAACCACGAGCGCTCGACCGTAGAACCGGGTCACCGCGTTCCCGATCTCCTCGCGCACCAGAGGGTGATGAGCCGGCGTGGGGTACCTCTGGCTGTTCACTGGGGGCCTCGGCTCTCCGGAGGTGCTGCCCTGAAAGGTGTACTCGGATTTATTCATGATCCCAACTCAAGGCATCCACATGTATTCCATAGTGGGCCGTCGAATTCATGAGTATGCAGGTCTTCTACTGTGCCAGCGCGCAAGCAGCAACTTGCCATACCACCGTCTTGATACCTGGGCTTGATGCCCACTGCTCCGCCAGTTTTACGACTGGGGTATTTGCATTCGACGTGTACGCCGTTTGCATGTAGTTCTTTGGCTCGGTTGCTGTCCACTGAGACCTCTCAGTCCTCATTTTCATGGTGCAGCCACAACTGGTCCTGATCTTTGAGCCAACGGCGGACGGCGCCGCGACGGTAGTACGTGCCGTCGATGCCGTCGCCTGTTGACAGCATTTCAAGTATGTGAATGAGCGAGTCGTGACACCACGGCTTCAACGTGCTGCGAATCGCCTTTGACAGTGCGTCAAGTTGCTCATGCAGGGTCTGATCGGCCGTGCTCACAACAGCACCCGCGCTCGGACGGCGTACCCGGTGTAGTGGTTGTTACCATCGAGCAGTCGGCCGGGCTCGTCGCGGTCAAGTCCAACGTCTGTCCAGGACCACGGACCGTTGGAGCCGCTGGCCTGAGCCAGCTCGATGGCCTTGACGCGGGAGGTGAGGGCGTCGGCATAGAGGAGCATGTGGCGCTCGCCCGGAGCGTGTAGGGCGTAGATGTACGTGTGTATCGGTGCCTCCTTGGGGCACAGCTCGCCGCGCTTGACCGCAGCACAGTACGCGACTTCGTTACACATCAGTCCACATCCTCTACCCGAAGATTGAACACGCGGGCGTACGCGGCGTGCGAGTCGGTGACCCGCACCTTGCCGTCGTGGCCGGAGTCGTTGGCTCGCTCGATATGGGCGAGAGTGCCGGAGCCGCCGCGATAGTTGACGGTGTCACCCACCATGATCTCTGCCCCGGTGGTCAGGTCGAATGCCTTCAGCATGTCAGTGCCTCTCTCTCATGGTCTTGTAGACCTCGTGCCAGCGAAGATCAGAGCTGCCGCACTTCTTGCAGTACAGCAGGGGGTAGTCGATGGGGTTGTACTTCTTCCAGTCGAAGTCGGCGGGCACGTCGCAAAGGTTGTAGTTCTGGCGCCGGGACTGTCCGCAGATCTGGATCTTGCCGTCCCGGGTCAGGTGGAAGGTCCCGTTGGTGCTGGCCTTAATTCGCATCACTCGTCGTCCGTCGTCTCGTATTTGCTGACGTAGTTGCGGGTGATCTCGTCCTGCCGGTCCAGGGATCGCAGTTTGTCGGCCCGAAGGTCCGCGAAGTGCAACGCCTCACGGGCGCCTTCCGACATCTGCAACATGAGCGCCGCGTACTGCGCCGGGAACATGCGACCGAGCTTGCGGGTGAGCAAGAGAACGGCTTCGTCGGTGGCCTGCTGGTCCGTGTAGTCCTGGATCTTCTTCACTGTGGTGGCCTCCTCGATGTGTATGAGATGACCCTACATCAGCTTGACGAGAGTGTCAAGCGTGAGTTGTGGAAGGTGCCCAGGAGTCCGGCAGGAAGTCACCTCGGGTCAGCCACTCGTCCAGGTCATCGACCAGCTCGGCCATCTGAAGGGCCAACGGGTCAGGGCTGGACAGGAGCAGGATGGTGGCCGTCAGTGCGCGCAGCATCCGCAGGGTCTCGTTGGGGTCCATCACTCCCCCCACCCACCGGCCGGCGGTCGGGGCATTGCTGGCAGCTTGCCAGTCAGGATGTATTCCGCTAGCCGGTCGGCGGTCATGGTCAGGTAGGGCAGTGTCGCGCCTTTCGGTACCATCTGGGCGGCGACGGTCAGCGCGGCCGTCCGGGTGGCCATCTGGATTTGCTGAGCGACGCTCGGGTCGGGGTCTTGGGGGTACATGGACTCCTCCTCCTGGTTGCTTGGCGAACGTGTCAGACGGACTGCTCGGGTCAGGCGGATTTCTGCGTCATCAACTTCAGGATCAGCTCTTGCGTGTAGGCGTACTCGTCGTCCTGCGCGTGCTGGTCTCCTACCGTGATCTCGTTGCGTGCCACGGCTCGCCCGTAGTCATGAACCAGGGTTCGAACAAACTCCAGGTCGTCATTAGTGAGCTGGAAACTTGACGTGTCAGCCATCGTGGCTCCCTCGGTGGGTTGTTGTATGAGATCACCCTACACAACTTGACGAAGATGTCAAGGGAGCGCGGCCAGGAGAAAGCAACGGACGGGTCCGCCCTGGAGGCAGAACCCGTCCGTGCTGGGCACAGCAGCGGGAAGGCTTCAGCGCTCGGCGGATGGGGCCGCCACTGACCAGGCTCTCCAACCTGGCCACACCCGGGAACCTCCGTGGACGACACCCCTGCCGCTACCCCTGGAGTCCCTGCCCCGCGCCCGTCTGGCCCGGGGTGGCCTTCCTTGCTGTACTACTACACCATACACTCTTGAGAATGGGATGGCAAGGGGTCCGTCCGTTGGTCTATCGCTTGACGCAATCGTTAAGTAGCTGTATGGTCATCTCATACACGACGAGAGAGGCGACAGGATGATCCCGGTAGGCACCAAGGTCCAGGTGGTTACGAAGGGCGGCGGCTGGTGCGGCTACGTCGGCACCGTGGTTGAGCACCGCTCGGGCAAGCTGCATGTCGTCTCGATCGACAATCCGCCCGCCTGGGCCGGTGGTACTCAGATCCTCCGGTACCGCGCCTCCAGCTTAAAGGAGGTGTGACTGACGTAGAACGAAGGTGGGGCGCCGGGGACCAGCCGACGCCCCGTCGTGCCCATCGGGGAGAGAGGTCAGGCAGCGTGTGGCCCACCCTTCCGACCGCCAGTGTACGCATCACGTTGGACGCGAGGCCCCCTCTGTGTTTGCGTATTCTGTACTGCTATACTGGACACATGAGTAAGAGAGGCGACACCGAGAGCACTGGAGACCAACCCGAGCAGGAGGGGGGCGGTCGACACCGCGCCAGAACCGAGCTGCCCAAGAGTCAGCCGGTCGGCAACCAGGATCCCGCGAAGAGGGGCCTGGGCCTGGCGGGCACGCCGCAGGACTACGACCGCTAGCAGGTCGTTCCCAGACCGAAACAAGCAGGGGAGATTGAAGATGCAAACCAGTCGGCAGTACACAATCAACGACCTCCAAGCTCTGGCTCGCCAGCATGGCGTGAACTTCTGGCAACAGTCCATGACGTTCGAGCGCGACGGCTGGACTCGACAGGTTCACGTCGGTTCGGCTTCCACGGGCTGGCGTCAGAGTCACGCGGAGTGGCTCTCGCACGACGGCAACGAATGGCAGGGGCACGGGTTCGATCTTCATGCGGCGCTGAACCGGGCGTTCCGCTGAGCTATCGACCAGCGGCGGGGCGCCTTGCCGCTGGTCGATAGCTGGTTGTAAGCTGCGGCCCAGATCGCGTATCGGTGCTGGCGGTGGGCCGGCTGAGCGTGGAGTGAGCGCAAGAAGGGCGCCCCCATGCCGACCTTGTTCGAAGAGATCCAACTCCCCACCGACTTTGCCGCCGTCACCGATGACCAGCTTGCCGAGCTGGAGTCTGTGGCCAGCGCGGCAGCCCAGCCGCTCGCCGACCGGGTGACCGCCGGAGATGACACGGTCACTGACGACGAGCTGGAGGGCCTGACCCGGCTTGCCAGCGTGGTGCAGGGCGTTCGTGATGAGCGCGCCACCCGGTTCGCCGCCGAGTCCGCCGCCGTCACCAAGAAGAAGAAAGGCGCCGACGCCGCCGCGCTGTTTGCGGCCAAGACGGAGCCGGCCGAGCCTGTCAACCCGCCAGCGGGTGACAGCGGCAAGCCGGCAGTGGCACGGCCCAGCGTGGCTGATGTCTCGGCCGCCGCCACGGGCGCACCGGACACTACCGCGACTGGTACCGAGGTTGGTCCGGAGCGCGAGGCGTACACGAAGATGGTGGCGGCGGCCGGCGCGCTGGGGGTCGCTTCCGGCGCCGAGTTCCCAGACCTGATCTCAGCGGCCAGGGCCGTCGAGGATCGGATGGCCACCTACTCCGGTACCGGCTACCGCCAGGACCCGGTGGTGATGTGGCGCCGGGAGTACCCGGAGGAGCTGCGGATCAACGCCCAGGACGGCTGGAAGGCCAGCCTGGACAAGATGGACTTTGCTGCTCAGCAGTCCCGGCTTCCCGGCGGCGGTCTGGTCGCGGCGGCCGGCTGGTGCGCGCCGAGCCAGATCCTGTACGACCTGTACGAGATCGAAGACGGTACATATGGCATTCTCGACGTTCCGGAGCTTCAGATCTCCCGGGGCGGTATCCAGTTCACCCCTGGCCCGGACTTCTCGGCCATCTGGGGCGGGGCCGGATACTGGCACTACACGGAGGCACAGATCCAGGCGGCGGCCCTGCCGTCCACCAACCTGAAGCCCACGATGGTGGTTCCGTGCCCGTCCTTCTCAGAGAAGCGACTGGAGACTGAGGGCGTCCAGATCACCGGCGCCTTCCTCCAGGATCGCGGCTACCCGGAGATGGTGGCCCGGTTCATCCGGGGTGCCATGATCGCGCACCGTCGGCGGATGAACCTGTTCAAGATCAACCAGATCGTCCTGAACAGCACGAACATCGACTACACCAACCTCGCGAACATGCCGGCCACCACGTCCGAGGCGAAAGACCTCACGGCGGTGTCCCGGCTCCTCACCGTCTTCGGGTTCCAGGCCATGGACTACCGGCTCCGGTACCGGATGGCGGAAGACGCGATGCTGGAAGGCGTGCTCCCGGCGTGGGTGCTGGAGCTGTGCGCTCAGGACGTTCAGCGCCGCTGGGGCATCGACTTCGACGACGCCATGACGCTGTCCACTGAGGAAGTCGTCAGCTACTTCACGGCGAAGAACATCCGGATGCAGTTCGTCTACGACTGGCAGGACGCCTACAACACGGTGGGCTCCACCAACTCCACCAACCTGGGCTCCAGCTCGACGCAGCTCTACACCTTCCCCCGGACCGTGTGGGGTCTGCTGTTCTCCCCGGGTACCTGGGTGGCCGGGGTGTCGGACATCATTCGGCTGGACACCGTGTACGACTCCACGAACCTGTCCCTGAACCAGTACACGAAGCTGTTCTCGGAAGAGGGCGTGTTGATGGCGAAGCGCGGCTACGAGTCGCGGCTGATCAAGGCGCCGGTCGACCCGAGCGGCACCGTCTCGGCTACGACGGCCATGGTCGACGGCTGACCTACGCACTGAGGATGGGCGGCCGGGCTCCGGTCCGGACCGCCCATCTCTTCCAAGTGGAGGAGAGAGTATGTCGAGCATCATGGAGCTGACGGACGGCTTCCCCGTCGCCGCTATCTCCGCCGTCACCGACGCGGCCACGGACGGTGTCAATGCGTCGTTCTCGCCGGTCATGCCGATTAAGGGGTCCATCGTCAAGGTGGTCTTCATCCCGTCGACGGTCATCACCGCGAACGGCACCAACTTCCGGACCCTGACCGTGCGGAACAAGGGCACCAATGGGCTTGCTGGCACGACGGCGGTTGCTTCCCGTTCGTGGGCGGCGACCAATTCGGCGTCGAGTACACCGGAGGTCTTCACCCTGAACGGCGCGCTGGCCAACCTTCAGGTGCAGGCCGGTGACGTGCTGGACTTGAACCAGGGGCACTCCGGCACCGGCCTGATCATTCCGGCCGGAGCGTACGTCATCTACGTCGCACCGCACCTGTAGGGGGAAGCGTGGCTCAGCCGCCGCTCGTCATCGACCCGCTGTCGCCGCTTGCGGTACCCCCGGGTCTGTTTGGCGTGGCTACGGGGCTCGACCTGCCGGACCACGGTGCGAACGCGGGCATGATCTGGGTTCCGGACACCTGTGGAGTGGGCGAGAAGTACGCCGCGCCCTGCGCCACTCCGCCGTACCCGGCGTTCGCGGCCGACGCGATGGAGAAGCTGGCCCAGGCATGGCCGTTCATCGTGTACGCGACGGTAAACGTCGGTGCCGCCGGCTGGACCGAGCAGGAGATCGAGCGGCGCGCCCGGCAGCGGCTGATCAACACGGAGCAGGTTGTTGCCGAGACCGCGCTCTGGGGAACCTCCGCGCTGACCATCTTCCAGAACGTCGTCCCGGTGGTCGCCGGCACCGTGCCGCCGGCCGCCGCTGCCTCTCCGGGTGTCACCGGCGGTATCTTCCAACAGCTCGCCGCCGGAGGTGCGGCGGCCGGCTTCGTGGATCTGACGGCGGAAACCGCACTGACGGTACCGGACGCGGTGGCCGCGTTGGAGCAGGCGGCGGCCGACAACTACTACGGTCAGGCGATCATCCACGCACGCCCCCGGATCGCGGCCTATGCCGGCAAGGGTAACCAGTTCCGGGTGATCGGCCTACCGCCGGAGAGCCAGCGGACCTACCAGTACACCCAGAACTGGAACGTCTGGAATTTCGGCAACGGCTACGCCGGCACCGGTCCGACCGGACAGGCCCCGACCCTCACGCCCGGCGACGGCACCGGAACCGAGTACATGTGGGCAACCGGGCGGATCATCGTCTGGCGCAGCCCGGATGCCTTCTACGTTCCGTCGGCGCAGGTGTTCGACCGGCAACTGAACCAGCGGATCGCGTACGCGTTCCGGCAGTACGTGGTCGGCGTGGAGTGCTTCTCCGCGTGCGTCAAGGTGACCCGAGCGTAACGAGGAGGAGCAGATGGCGGACATCATCCTGGATGAGAGCCGGCCCCACGGCGAGCAGATGCGCGAGATCTTCGACGCGGCTGGCCCGGATCTGGCGCACACCGTGCACTGGTACCCGCGCCCCAACCAGCCCCACGGCGGCGTGGTGCAGGTCCCGGACCTGGTGGCCGAAGCGCACACCGCATACCTGCGCGGTGAAGACGGCGTGCGGGGCACCGAGGATGACCGCCCACGCAAGCGCGGCCGGCGGCCGGCGGCCGACAAGATCCCAGCGGCCGGTGACGATACCGCCAAGACCCAGGAGTAGGACACCATGGCCACCTTCTGTCAGAAGTCGTTCAAGCTGAAGGCGATCCGGGGCACGCTGCTCGACACCTGCGGCGGCGTGGTCCACGGTGCATCTTCCACGGTGGTCTCCAAGGGCCTGACCAAGGTCACCCTGACTCCGGTGTACGAAAGTCCTACCGACTACCTCGTGCGCAACGGAAACGACGAGCTGGAGGTCAACGAGCAGGGAACGCCGCTCCTGCGTTGGTGGCAGGCTGTTGTCGACTTCGTCAACGTCGACCCGTACTGGGTGAACATGGCGCTGGGCTGGCCGCTGCTCACCGACGAGTCCGGCAACGTTACCGGCTGGGTCTCCGACGAGGGCGTGACCTCCTGCTTCGCCCTGGAGGGCTGGCAGGATCTCGCCTCCCAAGCGTGCTCGGTCGGCAGCAAGCTGTACGGGTACCGTCTCATGCCCTGGCTGCTCAACGCCCAGATCAACGGTGACGTGGTGATGGAGAACGGAGTCACCTCCTTCAGCATCCAGGCGCACACGCACAACGCTTCCCCGTGGGGTGTGGGGCCGTACAACGTGCGGTTGAACAGCATCAACTCCACCCCGGGGCCGCTGAAGACTGCGATCTCCGCCGTTCGGCACTTCGTGTTCGATACGACCACCCTGGCCCCGCCGACCGCCCAGTGCGGCGCGATCAACCTGCCGTAACGGAGAGGTAGCCATGCCCCAGTCCCTGGACTCCCAACTGATTTCGGTGGCCGTCGCCGCCACGGTGAACAACCCGCTGGACTTGCAGAACGTCGCGTCCCCGCTGAACCTGGCCTCCAGCTACGGATGGTCCACGGGCAACGGCGCCGGCCAGGCCGACCGGCTGTTCTCCGACACCCGCACCATCGCGCCATCCGGCACCGACTCGCTCGACCTGGCCGGCGTGCTGATCGATCCGGTGGGCACCACGCTGGCCCTGGCCCGGGTGAAGCTGATCCTGATCCGGGCGGCTGCGGCCAACACCAACAATGTGATCGTCGGCGGCGTGGCCAACGGGCTCGCCGCCGGTCCGATCCTGCCGCAGACCACCGGCCAGGTGGTGGTCCGTCCTGGCGGCCTACTTCTGGTTACCGCGCCGGACGTGACGGCGTATGTGGTTACGGCGGCCACGGGCGATCTGCTTCAGGTGGCCAACTCCGGCGCCGGCACCTCCGTGACGTACGACGTGGTCCTGATCGGGTCCAGCGTCTGACCAAGATCGGATCAGGGCGTACCGTGCCAGGGGTCGGCGCGGTACGCCCGCCGGCTATCTGGAGGAGGTGAGTGCGGGATGACGGCCACGAACAACGTCGATGCGCCCTGCGTGGACGGCACCTCCGACCAGCAGTGGAATCCGGACACCTCGATCGTCCAGAATCCTGCCTGGTCGACTTTCCCGCCGGCCATCCAGAGCTTTGCGCTGAGCGTCGCGGTGCAGGTGCTCTGGGGTGCGACGGGGCGGAAGTTCAATCTGTGCGACATCACCGTGCGTCCGTGTCTCCAGCAGCAACTCCCGACGTACCTCACCTTCCCGTCCATCTGGAACCCCGGCGCCGAGGGCGGCCAGTGGGCCTGGGGGCTGGTCGCCGCGCCGGGCGGCACGGAGCTGATCTTCGGCGGCTGTGGATGCGTTAGTGGTCGGTGCAACTGCACCCCACCCCAGATGCCCCTCCCTTCGCCGGTCTGGTCGATCACCAACGTGACCATCGACGGCGCCGCGCTGGATCCCACGGCGTACCGGCTCGACGGCAACCTGCTCGTACGGCAGGACGGCGGCACCTGGCCCATGAACCAGCAGCTCGGTCTTCCCGCCGGCCAGCCGAACACCTGGACGGTCCGGTACCTTCGGGGCACGCCAGTGCCCACCCCGGTCAACCAGGCGACCGGCTTCTACGCGGGCGAGCTGGCGAAGTCGATGGTCGGGGGCGCCTGCCAGCTTCCGCAGCGGGTCCGCACCATCAACCGCCAGGGGGTCTCCGTGGACCTGGCGCTGACGGAGAACTATCTGGACAAGGGGCTCACGGGGGTGCCGTTGGTTGACCAGATCATCCGCACGTACAACCCGTTCGCCCAGCGGTCTCCGGCGCGGGTGATCTCGCTCGACATGCCTACCTATCGATAGGGGTCGCTATGCAGTGGTACCGTCAGGCCCCGGGCCGGGCGTTCAACAAGGAGATCGACTTCGACTCCGACGCGCTCACGTTCACGCTGCACACCTCGGCCTACGCGCCCAACCTGGACACTCACGCCAACGTCTCCGACCTGACTAACGAGCTGGCCACCGGCTCCGGGTACACCGTGGGAGGCGTTGCGGCCGGCAGCCTGACCCGTACCACCACGGCGGCGAACTCCTGGTCCACGGCACGGGCGTCTACGACGGCGTACGCGCTGGATGACGTGGTACGGCCGGCGGCGGCCAACGGCTTCCTGTACCGGGCGGCTGTGGCCGGCACGACCAGCGGTGGCGTGCTGCCGTACCCCACCGTCGTGGGTACCACTCTGATAGATGGCACCGTGACCTGGGAGTGCGTGGGTAGGGGCATCCTGGTGTTGGCCTGTGCGAGCCCCTCGTGGGCTGGCGCCTCCTTCACGTTCCGGTACGCGGTGCTCTCCGATCGCAGTACCGGTGTGGCGGCCACGGAGCCCCTGGTGGGCCTGACCGACTTCGGCTCTGATCAGACTGGGCTGGGCGGGCCATTCACGATCAACGTGTCTCCGAGCGTTCCCGGGCTGGGTGTCCTGTACGTGCCGATCCCGTAGGACGGGGGAGCTGTGTCCTGGCTGTTCCCCGATGACGGGATAGATCGGTTCATCACCATGGCGTCCGGGGCGGCGCCAGTCGACGGTGGCCCCATCACGATCGTCTTCATGATCAAGCCGATCGGGAACAACGGCGGAATCATCCAGGGCATCCGCACCGGCTCGCCGGTCTACTCCCAGCTTTGGGTCAACGGACCGCCGATCCAGTATTTCGGCGAGGGTGACTTCACCGGCGGCACCAACATTGATCTGAACAACTGGCAGGTCGTCGCCTACTCCAAGGCCAACGGCTCCGCCGCGTTGCGCTGGCACCTCGCCACCAACCTGGCCGGCGTGCCGAGCTGGGTCCACAACACCGGCGGCACCATCGGTGACGGTACCGGCCCCATCGACAGCATCACCCTCGGCCTGTCCCACTTCCGCATGGCCGGCTTCATGGCGGCCGGCGCCGTGTTCGGCACCGCGCTAGCCGATCTCGCCGTGGAGGCGCTGGGTACCACGAGCATGGCCACCTGGATGGCCGCCACCCCTCTCGCGGCCTGGCAGTTCAACCAGGACCCGACCATTGACGTACAGGATCTGACCGGAGGTGGCGCCAACCAGACCGCGCACGCGGCTACACGGCCGACCCTGTCCGCTGACAACCCTCCCAACTGGACCTATTTCAGTGGCGCTTCCCCGCTGACCCTGCCGGATGACCCGGGCGCCGTTCGGACGTTCGGTCCCCGGGAAACCGCTACCATCGGGTTGACCCGCCCGGACGCACCAGGCGCTATTCGGGTGTTCGGTCCCCGAGAAACGGGGACCGCCTCCTTGCCCTCCAGCTTGTCGCTGCCGGATCGACCCGGCGCGGTGCGGGTCTTCGGACCCCGAGAGACGGCCACCAACCGGCAGACGAAGTCCGATCCGCTGGCCATGCCGGCGGCTCTGGCCGCGCTGACGTGCCTTCAGGCGGAGCTGGCCTTCACCGTGGCGGGAGCCCCGAAGCACTCTCGGATCACACCAGGTACCGAGGTGGTACCGGCGCTGACGGCCACGATTGACGAGTGCTGCGAGGGTATCGCCTCTGTGCGGGTGGAGCGGATCTTCCCGTCGGAGCGCTTCCCGGAACCGGACCTGCGAACACGAACCGAGGGTGCCCCGATCAGTTGGGCGGTCGTGCTGGAGCTGATGGTGGTGCGGTGCAGCGTGCAACCGGGGTTCGGGATGGCGCCGACGGACGCCGCGCTCACCAATGAGGCACAGGTCCAGATGGACGACATGGCCGCGATGCGCAGGGTGGCATGCTGCCTGGAGCTGGCCGGCGTGGTCTTCGACTACGTGGTGGGCGACGGTGCGCCGGTTCAGGCCGAGGGTGGTTGCATGGGCGGTACCCTCCAGTTGACTGTTCAGGTCGACTGCGCGGAGTGCTGAGGAGGACACGATGCCGCCAGGATCACGGGCTCCGCGAGCCCGAGTTGCGAAGGTCGAGCCGCCCGTGGAGGAGCCGTTCCGCCGGTACCAGGCGATCGTGTCTCACGACCACCTGATGGCCGGTGATGTGGAGTGTCGGATACCGGACGGTGCCACGAACACGCTGGTGCAACTGGGTCTCCTGCGTGAGATGGAGACCGAGGAGAGCTGAGTGGGTGCGATCAAGCGGGTTCGCATCGAGCTGAATCGTCAGGTGGTCCTGTCGGTCGCGGCCTCGCACGCGGCCCCCCACGTCGCCGACACCACACGTAAGGTGCTCAATCGAGCGAGAGTCCTTACCCCAGTGCGCACCGGAACGTTGCGGGCGTCCCTCCGCATGGTCATGATGGTCCGCCGAACCTATGTCCAGGGTCGCGTGGAGACCAGTATCAAGTATGCGACGTATGTGCACGAGGGGACCAAGGCGCACAACATCCAGGCCCGACGCAAGCAGTACCTGAAGTTCCTCGCGGCACCGGGCGAGGTCATCTTCCGGAAGATGGTGCGACACCCCGGCACCAGGGCGCGGCCGTTCCTGCGCCAGGCCCTGTACGACGAGGCGGTGCCGGCCGGCTTCCGGGTCTCCGGCCAGTACATCGCCTCTTCGTACGGTAGTGACTGACAAGAGAGTACGATCCGGCCCATGGCCACAGCGAAGCCCCGGAGTGACGCGCCCGACGAGCGCGAGACCGATGAATTCGAGATCCCCGGCTTCGGGCTGGACCCCGACACAGACGGCGCGGCGCGTCTGGTGTCCCTGTACAAGCCCAACGAGATGCAGATGAAGACGCTTGCCCGGGTGGGCGAGGTGGCCACCCGAACCGGTGGGACCTGGCGCACGATCTCGCTGACCGACCAGATGCTGGCCTCCCTCTTCGTGCGCCCGGAGGACTGGGAGGAGTTCGAGGAGCTGATGGTGGGTGGCAAGGTGAGCCACGAGGAGTACACCGAGCTGATCTTGGAGATCATGCGTCGCTTCTTCGGCATCGGCGAGCAGGAGGAGGCGCCTCGTACCGGGCCGCGTCCGACCAAGCGGGCCGCTCGGGCACGGCGGTAGCCGGTGGACCCGGTCGCCGCGCTGCGGCCGTGGCCGATCGACATAGAGCTGGGCGAGTGGGAGTACACCGTTCCGGCCCGGTCGGCGGCCGAGTGGCTGGTGGCCGTGCTGGACGAAGACGGCGCTGCCATCGTGCCCGGCCTGTTCAACGAGACGGACCGGGCGGAGGTCTTCGACGCGTACGCCGCCGGCCTGGTGGCGTCGGAAGACCTGGCGCGCGCCTCCCGGGATGTCCTGGAGGCGGCGGCCGGACGCCCCTGGTGGGAGGCCGACCGGCTCATCCGTGGCGCGGCGCACCCAGATGCCTGGGCGGTGGTGTCCGGCGAGCTGGTCGGGCACGGGATCGACCTTGAGCGGATCAGCATCGCGGCGTACTGCAACGCGGTGTACGCGTTCGCCGTCCGCAACGCCGACGCCGACGCGCGCCAGCGGCTGGACTTCGAGATCCGCCGGTTACCGATCGGAGTAGACCCGGATGAGCTGTACGACGCTGACGAGGAGGAGCGCCTGCTGATGGCCGATCTGACCGAGTTTGAGGAGTCCCCGGAGGGCTGATCCACCGGGGACTCCAACCGGTTACGCTGTCGTCGTGGTGGCCCTGGGCAAGGCGTATATCGAGGTTCGCGCAGACCTCGCCGCCTTCCCGGCCGACCTGCGGGCCAAGCTGGAGGCCGCCTTCCGTGAGGTGGGCGCTACGGCGCGGTTCGACGGACTGGACGAGGCGGCTGAACGCGGGGGCAAAGAGGCGGCCGATCACCTCGCGGAAGAGTTCGACAAGGAAACCGACAAGAACATGAACGACTCCGGCAAGAAGGCCGGAAGGTCTTTCTTCTCGGGGCTCAAGGGGATCTTCCCGGCGCTCGCCGCAGCGTTCCTGCCGGTGGTGATCGCGCTCGCCATCGAGATCGCGTCCTACCTGTTGCCCGCCGTGACCGCACTCGCCGCCGCACTGCCGGCTGCGCTGAGTACAGGCATCGCTGGCATGGTGGCGTTGAAGCTGGCCACCCACGGCGTGGGTGACGCCATCAAGGCGGCGTTCTCGGGGGATCCGGCGAAGCTTCAAACGGCGCTGGCCGGGCTCGCTCCGTCCGCCCGGGATTTCGTGATGGAGATCAGCAAGGCGCGACCAGCCCTGCATGACCTTCAGCAGTTCGTCCAGCAGGTGTTCTTCAACCAGCTTGAGGGCGACATCACGATGTTGGTGCGCACCCTCCTGCCGACGATGCGTGCCGGGCTGGTTGGCGTGGCGGTGGACATCGGCAAGATCGGTGATCAGGTGCTGCGCGCGTTCGTGACGCATCGAGCCGACATTCAGTCGATCTTCCTGGGCGCGCATGCCGCGCTGGCTCCGCTGATTCCTGCGTTCGGCAACTTCGTCAAGATGTTCTTGACGCTGGCGGCCGTGGGCGGCCCGTTCGTCGCCGCACTCAGCCAGGGCTTCGCCAAGATGCTGACCAACTTCTCCAACTTCATCCAGTATCAGGCCAGTACCGGCGGCCTTGCGTCATTCTTCAGTACGGCACTGGTCATCCTTCAGCAGGTCGGCGGCCTCCTGCACAACGCGCTGTACCTGGTCACCTCGATCACGAACGCCCTGGCGGCCACGGGCGGCCAGGGCCTGGGGATGCTCGGCGAGCTGCTCGGAATGCTGGGCGACTTCTTCTCCTCGCCGGCCGGGAAGGGCGCGCTTGTCGCGGTCTTCCACCTGATGAACGTCGTCCTTGCCGCGCTGGGCAAGATCCTGGCCCCGCTGCTTCCGGCGATCGGGCTGCTCGCCTCCACGCTCGGCGACCAGCTTTCCCGGAGTGTGGTCGCGCTGACCCCGTTCCTGGTCGAGCTGGCCCAGGCGGCGGCTCAGGTCCTCATTGCGTTCACGCCGCTGCTCGTGGTGGTTGGCCAGCTCATCGTGGCACTGGCGCCGATCCTCACCTTCCTGGCCTCGAACCCGAAGCTGGTAGCGGATGCCGTTCTGGCCTGGTTCGCGTACCGTACCGCGATACAGGCGGCCACCCTGGCTCAGCTCTGGTTTGACGCGGCGGCTGACGCCAACCCGCTGGGCGCTCTCGTGTTGGCCATTGAGGCGATCATCGCGGTCATCGTGCTGCTGGTCCTGAACTGGCAGACCGTCAGCCGCTGGGGGGTGGCGGCCTGGGATGCGATCAAGGCGGCTGGTGTCGCGGTCTGGCACTGGATGGAAGGCGCCGGAAAAGCGATCGCGGGGTTCTTCGCCGATATCGGACGCTGGTTCGAGCGGCTCCCGGGCATGATCCTGGGCTTCCTGCTGGGCCTGCCGTTGATGGTCGTCCACGTGTTCGAAGACATGGTTCAGGGGGTGGCGTACGCGATCGGCTTCGGGATCGGCCTCTGGCTCGCCCTCATGATCAAGGTGCCGATGTTGCTCTGGCAGGCACTCGTCGCGCTCCCGGATCTCATCGTCGGCGTGTTCAACACCGTGTCGATCTGGGTGGTCAACTCCATGACCAGCCTGGGCCTGTGGCTCGGCGAGTTCTTCTCCGCGCTGCCAGGTCGCATCTGGGGGTTCGTCTCCTCCATTCCGGGCCTGCTTCGGGACGCGTTCGTGACCGCGTTCCACTGGGCACAGAAGGCGGTCGAAGACGGCGGTCAGCGCATCCTGGACTTCGCCCGGGGGCTGCCCGGCCGGCTGGCCGGCTTCTTCTCCAACGTCGGTCACGACATCCTCAGCGGCCTGAAGGACGGCATCAACGGCGTGATCCGGTCCTTCAACTCCGGGATCGACAAGGCCGGCGGCTTCCTGCACATCGGGCTGCCGCACATCCCGCAACTCGCCCGAGGGGAGATCGTGGACTCGCCCACTCTGGCCATGATCGGTGAGGCCGGTCGTGAGGTGGTCATTCCGACCACCGACCCGGTCCGCGCCCGCCAGCTCGCCGATCAGTCCGGCCTGACCCAGCTCCTCTCTGTCGGCGCCCCGGCGGTGAACGTCAACGTCACCGCGATCCTGGGCACCGGTGAAATCCTACGGGTGATGGACCAGCGGGTGGAGCTGAAGATGGGCCAGGAAGCGGCGGCCCTGGCCGGCGGCCAGCGGACCGGGGGGTTCTGATGTCGACCATTGTCCTAACCGTGGACGATCAGCGCTCCTGGGTGCGATCGGATGTCGACTTTTCGGATGTGCTGGCCGACGCGGTCTCGATTGCGCGCACGCGGCCGGACACGGGTGCGGTGGCGTTCGTGCGCTCCGCCGGCCCGACCGGCTCAGTCACGGCGACGTACCAGCAGCTCAACTCCAATGGCGACTTCGAAACCAACATCACCGACTGGACCGCGCTGAACGGCGTGACCCTGGCGCAGTCCGCTGTGCAGGCGCACCGGGGCACGAAGTCCATGTCGATGACCACGGCGGCCACAGCGGCACCGGGAGCGGAGAGCGGGAAGTACGCGGCGATCCCCGGTCAGTCGTACGCGGTCACGGCGTGGATCAACGCCCCCGGTCTCGTCTCGCCGAGCGTGGGAATCAACTGGTACAACGCAAGCAACACCCTGATCAGCTCGACGCTGCCGGTCGCGGTCGCGGCGGTGACGGCCGGCTGGAACCTCAAACAGCAATTCGGGACCATTACGGTGATCGCACCTCCCGGGACGGCCACGGCGTCCGTGGTGGTGCAGTACGCCACCGGGCTGTCCCCCGGCACCGGGATTGTGTTCTACCTGGACGAGGTGCGGCTGCTCTCGCTGGCATCCACCAGCAGCGTCATCCTGACCAGTGCGGTGAGTGGGTTCGCCACCGTCTACGACACCGAGATGCCGCTGGACGTGCTGCTGAGCTATGCCGCGACCGGGTACCTGATCAACGGCACGTTGGGGGTCCAGGCCGGCTCGGCGACCGCCGGCCCGGTCCAGGTGCGCACCAACGGCTACGGCTGGCTCAAGGACCCCCTGGCTCCCGCCGGCAATCAGGCGGTGACCACTGGCCGGCGCGTCTACTCCGGGGTACTGCGCGGTGCGGCGTCCGGGGGGCAGCGCGGGATCGGCTTCCTGGGCCTGCGCAGCATCTCGCGCAAGGCGTTCAGCTCCCTGCTGGATGTGAACAACCAGGCCCGACCCGTTCCCACGTCGCGCAAGCGGGGAAGCGAGCAGGCCACCCTGGGCCTCGTGGCGCACAGCTTCGCCGATCGTGACGCGCTCCAGACCCTGCTGTCCCCCGGCAATCCGCTCCTGTTCCAGATGCCGGCCCAGTACGGCGTCACCGATCGGTACCTGGAGTTCGGCGATGAAGCACACGACGTACTGGGCCAGGACCAGAGAATGCAGGCACGCCCGTTCTCGCTGCCGCACCAGGTGGTCGACGCTCCCGCCGGTCCGGGTCAGGGCGTGCTGGGCGCTCGATACCAAGACCTGTGCAACCAGTTCGCCAGTTGGGGGCTTCTGACCGCCTCCAACGGGGGCGCCCTGGACCTGTTCGGCCGGACGGTGGGAGCCGGCTCCTGGGGATCCGCAGACGTGGGCGGCGCGTACACCAACCCGGGCGGTGGCACCGTCACCTACTCGGTGACACCGGGGCTCGGGCTGATGAGCATCCCGTCGACCTCCAACCGGGGCCGTTCGGTGCTTTCGGTGAGTGTGCAGAACACTGAAGCGACCGTGGCAGTGAAGGTTCCCGTGGTGGCCACCGGCTCCTACATTGAGGCGTCGATCATGCTGCGCTTCGTGGACACGAACAACTACTACGCCCTGGGACTGCGGTTCGGTCTGGCCGGTGCGGTTACCGCGTTCATCCTGAAGCGGGTGGCAACCGTAGAAACGGATATCAATGCCGTGGTGATCGCGGGGCTGACCTACGTGGCCAACTCGGTACTGCGGATAGACGCGCTGATCAGCGGCACCTCGCTCCAGGTGAAGGGCTGGCTGGATGGGACTCGCGAGCCTACCCTGTACCAGGCCATCGGCACCGACTCGGCTTTCGCGGCGGCCGGCGGTGTCGGCCTCACATCGGTGCTCAACGGCGGCAACACCAACGCGCCGCCGGTGGTGATGAGCTTCAGCAATTTCCGGGTGGCCGGCCCGCTCACCTGGACGAAGCTGATGGACGGGGCGGCGGGCTGATGGTCTGGAACGGGCTCAACGGCAACGGGCTGGACCCGGTGTACCGGCAGGCACTCACCGCTGGACACACCGTGTACAGCCGACTAGACGTGGTGGACCCGTTCGGGAACGTGCTCCTCTCGGACGTGCCGTTCGGTACCGGTTCCATCCGGGCAACCTTGCAGAATCGGACTGTTCGGACCGCGACACTGACCGTTCCGCGTACCTACTTCCCGGTCACGGCATCGGGACAGGTCGATTCGACCAAGCCGTTCGCGCCGTTCGGCAACCGCCTCAGTGCCTATCGCGGGATCGTGCTTGGCAACGGACTGCCGGTCTACTTCCCGATATTCCTGGGCCGGATCGAGACCGTGAAGCTGACGAAGAACGGCGTCGTGTCAGTGACGGCCAGTGACCTGGGTGCCGACGTTGGAGACGCGGCGTTCGAGACGCCCATGGCCTCCGTCACCACCAACACCGGATACCAGGAGTTCGTCCGGCTGCTCAGCCTGCCGGGCGTGATACCAGGCTCTGGCCCGACCTTCGGCAGCTCGGATCCGGCGTACAGCAACGTGCCGGTCCTGACATGGGCGACCGATCGCGGCAAAGCCCTGGACGATCTGGCGGCGGCCGACTCCATGATCTGGTACCCGCTGGCTGACGGCTCCTTCGTGCGCCGGCTGGTGCCATGGACCAAGTCGGGTAGAAACCCCTCTGTGTTCTTCCTGGACGGCGGGGATCAGTACGGGCTGGCGTCCACCGTTGGCCTACTCAACGACTGGACGATCACCGTCTCGCGGTCCGGCGTCGCCAACTCGGTGGTGTACGTGTCGGCTCGACAGGACGGCACCGCGCCGGCCAGCGCGATCGTGCGTGACACCGACCCGACCTCGCCGACGTTCTTCCGGGGAAATTTCGGGCGCAAGCCGACCCAGATCCAGAACCAGGCGGCGCAGACGCAGCCGCAGTGCCTCGCCGCCGCTACGTCCGCACTCAAGGCGGCCATCTCGCTGTCGGTACCGTGGGACCCGGTCATCGTCGTGCCGGACGCGTCGCTGGAGCTGGGTGACCTGGGCCAGTTCACTGCCGACGGCATCACCTCGCAACAGGTGATCACCGGATTCGAGCTGCCAATGCGGGAGGACAGCGCGATGACGCTGCACCTGCGTGGCTACGCCCCGGTGAACCCCTGATGGGCGCGCTGGCCCGAGAGGTCACCGGCGTACTGGGTCAGGACATTGAGGTGACCACCGGGGTTGTCACGGCGTTCAGTGGGGCCGGCGTAACGGTGCTGGTGAACGCCGGGCGGGTTGGACCGATCAAGCGCCTGGTGGCCGCGTATCCGTCTCCCGTGGTGGGCGACAACGTGCTGGTGGTACGGGCGAACAGCTCATGGACCGTTCTCGGAAAGATCGGGTGATCACGTGCCGACCACTCCTCAGCAGGGGTTGCCGTTCCAGGCGATCACTGATCAGCCATGTGGATATGCGGTAGCGATAGGCGCCCTGGCCCTGGCCGAAGACGCGAAAGCTGCCGGCTACACAACCGACCTGAAGCGGGCTCAGGCCAACTCCTTCGTGAAGATCAGCGTCGGAAGCATTCCCGTCAATACCGACAACACCTTCACCACCGTTGAGGTGAACCGGAATACGCAAACCGACCTGTCCGTTTTCAACGGACTCATCCTGGGTCCGGGAATGTGGATGGCGGGTGCCAATGTGATATGGGGCGCCGGTGGTGCGGGGATCGCCAACAACGCATTCCTGTCGACCTTGAGCCCAGTTGCCTGTTTCGCATACGTACGCGACGCAAACGGTACGCTGCCCAACATAGGGATTGGCTGGCCAAACCAGGGGGCATGTGTGACCAGTACGTTTCTGGTCACTGCCGCTTCAGCTCATGTCGCTCTGTCCTGGGGCATCTTCTCACCAACGGTCTCCGCTACCCTGTGGGCCTTTCAGATTGGGGATTTCTGATGGGTCTTGTGACGCCCAATCGCGGGTACCCCTACCCGCTGCGAACAGACCTGAATGCCGGACCGGCCGACCTGGCAGCACTGGCCCTCGCCAACGACGCGGAGTACCCAACCTGGGATGCCGGATTCGTAGGCGTCACCAAGTCCCACTCCTTCCTTGCTCGCACGACGACTGCGTTGAGTGCGATCGCGTCGAACACGAACCAGCAACTTGCTTTTCAGACCATCGATTTCAGCAATGCCGGCGCCTACGACAACACGCTCATGCAGTTCAGCCAACCGGCTGGCGAGGGGCCGTCCTGGTGGGTACTTGGCGTATACCTCAATGTCAACATTCCTACCGGCACTCCAACGGCGTTGACTTACATGGGGGCTGCGATCTCATGGGTAGACTTCGATCCGGTAGCGAGCCAAGACCTGTCCGGGACAATCCAGGGCGAGACAGTGGAGACCACTACGGGGGGCTTCTCTTCGATCAATCTTAGCGGGATTGTGATGTTTCGTGGAACGACGGGAGCGACGTTCGCCACAGTGAGCTGGGGTCACAATGACGCCGGGGCTCTTGTCACCAAGCAGGTGACGACCGGTAGTTACTTCTACGGGTTTCGACTGGGGAGTGCCTGATGCCACAGACACCGAACAAGCTTCTTCGGTATCCCTCGCCGGCTGAGTATCCGCTAGGTGATGTGAACATTGAGCGGCTTGCCTTCGACATGGACACCGCTGACACTGCCGAGGATGTGCTGCGTACGGCGGCGCTTCGACGCCCCCGGGCGTCGATCTACCAGGCGACCGCCACACAGAGCATTGCCAAGAACACCGTGGTCACATTGACGGGATTCGACACGGTTGTCTATGACAACAATGCTCAGGTGAACCTCGGCGTGAACAGTGACCGGATCACCTGCAAGACCGCTGGCCTGTACTACGTGCGCGGAGGAGTCACGTTGGCGACTCCAACCACTCCCAGCCCGGCTGCGGGGGCCGCGATCGAGGCAACGCTGGCGGTCAACGGCACGCAGCGCCTGGCTGAAAAGGTGTACGCCATCAACTCCAGCGCGCAGCGTCCGTCCGTGCGGGGCTCGATGCTGCTGGCGGTCAACGACATTGTCACCGCTCGAATCTTCTGGACGGCCACCAACCCGGCCGGCCCTCTCACTTCCAGTGCCGGCATTCTGGAGATCTTCATGTTGTGCACCAACCCCTGACAGACTCCGGGTACGCTGCGGGCAGAAGGGGAGGTCAGATGACCATCACGAACTACGACGAGTGGGTGCGCGACGGCTCGCCCTGGCATCCGGCGAAGCCGATCGCGGACCTTGCCGAGACGCTGCGCAAGCACGGGGTCACGGTGTACGTGATCGGCGCGGTGGACACGCACCTGAACATTGCGACCCCGGAGGATCACGCGCCGTTCAGTCACACGCCGTGGCCGGGGTCGCAGCCGTACCCGGCTGTGCTGGCTGAGGACTTCATGCCCGGTGCCGGCTACGACTGGCGGGAGCTGGGCCGGCGGATCGTCGCGGACAAGCTGGCCGGCGTGCACGGCACCGAGTGGATCAAGTACATCAACTGGACTGACGCGGACGGAAACTGCTGGCACGACTCCTGGCAGCCCGATCACGAGCGGCGTGCGTCCACCGACCGTGGCCACGTCCACATCAGCGGGCGCACGGACTACGTCGACAGTGACGTTGCGATCAACTACGACCCCCTGGCCTTTGCGCCGATCTCGAACCCGACGCCAGGTGGTGGTGACTCCGGCAAGCTGGCGGAAGACGGTCAGCTCGGGCCGCTCACGATCAGAGTCTGGCAACGGCGCATGGGCACTCCGATGGATGGCGTGATCACCGCGCCGTGGACAAACCCGCCGGGCAAGTCGTCGCTGGTGATGGCGGTCCAGCGGTACCTCAACCAGCAGATCCACGCTGGCCTGTCCGTGGACGGCGTGGGCATCCGTCAGGACGGCCGGTCGGTCTTCGCTACCACCCGTGCGCTTCAGCGGTACCTCGGCACGCCGTCGGATGGCGTGCTCGGCTCGCCGGTCTCGCAGGTGGTCCGGTCGCTTCAGCGGCACCTCAACGACCAGACATTCTGATCGGCTGGATAGCACCGCTTCCCGTGACATGGTTACCCTGAGTCAACGGTCACGGGAGGCGGTGTCGGTTGGACATCTGGGGGACAGCGTGGGCACAACTGGGCGCGGTTGGCCTGCTGGGCGTCGTGTTCCTGCTGTTGTTCACGGGCAGGCTGCTACCTCGTTCGCTGGTCAGGGAGACGCTAGACCGAGCGGAACGCTCGGTAACGGCGGCCGACCAGCGGGCGGAGGACAGCCGGAAGGCCGCCGAGTTGGCCGATCAGCGGGCGGATCTCTACAGGGATACGATGCGGGAAATGCTGCGCTCCATCCAGAGCGTGGAGCGCCTGGTTGGAGCGCTCGGCCCTGGCGACCGGAGGGACGCGATTGGATGAGGTGGTGGCGCTGGCTACTGCGGCAACCCAGGCGCACAGTCCTGAACGGTGACTACGTCCAGAAGCAGGCGGCGGTGGCGGAAGAACTCCGGGTACAGCAGCGCAAGCTGGCCGAGGCTCGCTCGACCGGGCGCGAGGTTATCCGGCGCGCGGACTCCCTGGGTGCCGCGATCGAGCGGACCCTGCGGAGCACCCGGTGATCTCGTCGTCCTGGCTGGTGACCTTCGGCAACATCCTGGTGGTGATCTCCGCCGTGGAGGCGACGCTGTTCTGCGTGCTGTACCACCTCAGCTCCCCCTGGTGGCTGCGCCCGATCGGGCGCATTGTGATGGGCCTCGTCGGCTCGCTGGCGGCCGTGCTCGACCTGTCGGTGCTCCGGCTCCTCACCGGCTCCACGCTGGACACCCCGTGGTGGCTGGGTCTGCGGACTGTCGTGTTCACCGGTGTTCCGGCGGCGCTCGGGTGGCTTATCGTCATCCTCATCCGGAGTCAGATTCTGGTCCGGAGAGTTCCACCTGAAGGGGGAGAGAATGAAGATCCTCGGACGTGACCCGGCGCTCCTGCTCATGCTGCTAGTGCTGATCATCCAGAACCTGGGTGCCTTCGCGTTCCACTGGCAGCCCACCCTGGAGGCGTGGATCATCGCGGCCATGACTGCCGCGTGGGGCGTGGTCGTCGCGCTGATCGTGCACGATGGCCAGGTGGCGGCCATCCTCGGCTTCGTCAAGGCGACCGTTGCCCTCGTGGTCGGCCTCGGCGTGCACTGGACGTCCGGCCAGCAAGCCCTGCTGATGTCCCTCGTCGTCGTGCTGCTGGCCGTTGTGACCCGGACCCAGGTACAGGCTCCGGTGTCCGGCCCCCTCCCGCCACCGGCCCTCGTGGTGGCTCCGTAGCTGCGCGCTCGCCTGCCTGCCGCGCGCAGACGAGCCCCCCGACCCTTCGTCCGCTCAGTCGGGGGGCTCGTTCATGTCCCTGCTACCGGGGCGCTGGTGCTCGCTGGGGTCGGATCAGCCGCAGGACGACGTCGCGTAGAGGTATATCCGTCAGGATGTCTGGGCTGTCCAGCGCGGAGATGACCTCCATCCGTATTTCTTCCGAGCCCACCATGGCCTCTATGGAGATGCGCCAGCGTGTCGGCAGTTCCGGAGCCAGCGGGGACAGAGTCACCATGGCGGTCCCGAACGTTCCGAACGTGTCGGGGCATCCGAACTTTCGGCGCTGCTTCAGCTCCAGGATGAGGTCATGCGCGCCAAGCAGAACCGGAAAGTCTGGCTGGATCGGGAACGGTCCGATGGTGAGCGGGCGCAGTGCGGCGGCCATCGCGCGAAGTTCCGGCGCATTGCGTACCACCGGGGCGATGTGCTGGATGCCCATCACTTTTCACCCAGTTTCTGGTCGCGGATCCATCGACGAACGGCGCGCTTCGTGGCGTTGTTGGCCAGAGGGTCGTAGTCGTGGGTCAGTTTTTCGAGTATGTGGAGCAGCGCGAGCTGGGCTGCTCCACATACTCGATGTCCAGCATGGCGAAGTCGAGGTCTTCGTAGATCTCCTCCTCCGGTTCCGGGGACTTGTCGGAGACACTCACTCAAACCACGTTTCCCCGGTAACGGCATCTCGGTATTGCGTTCGTTTCGGCGTGCTGGGCAAGCCGCTAGGTATGCCACGGTCCAGGGGCCGACCGCTAGGTATGCCACGGTCCAGGGGCCGGGCCTGGTCACGCAGCCAACGGCGAACGGTCTGTCGTGCGAATCCCGAGTCGTCGGTAAACGGCGTGTCACTCAGCGCCTCAAGCACGCGGATAAACACGGATGTGTCTGCGACCATGACTGATCCGACGATCTCGGCCAGTGTGTCGAGGTCTTCGTACAGGTCGCTCTGCTTCTGGTCCATCACAGCACGATCCTTTCCTCGATCGCGTAGTTGACGCCCATGCCGTTGACGTGCAACTGGCTGTCGGTCCATTCGTAGAAGAACCTGTCGTCACCATCAGCGATGTGCCGTTCGTACTTGTACCGTTCGACGGCGCTCCGCTGAGCGTGCTCCTTCGTTCCGAAGATCAGGTCATGCAGGCCAACCTTATCGTTCCAGCGGAGCTGGAAGACGATCTTACTCATCGGTCTTCTCCCCCTTCCAGCCTGTCCAGCGCTCGCGCCAGTACCGGCATCGCGTTCCGAACGGTCTCCTGGGCCAGCAGGTGCCACACCGGGCGAACCCCGTAGTGCGTCCAGGCCCGGCGTGCCGCCTCGGCCGCCGGGAGGTGGTCGTACTGGTGCGGGCCCTCCATCGTGACTGGAGTGCGGATCTCGTGGAAAGTGCACCGTGGCTCCGGCAATGCTGGCGCCACGGTGCGTGAACGACGACGGAAGATCACAGTCCTGATACCCCCTCCGGATGGTCGGAACAGCCGAAGCGGTGTGCGCCGGCCTCGTTGACGAGGCAGCCGCAGGCCCAGGCGGTCCGGCGCTGGCCGTCTGGCGTGAGGAGGGCCGTCTCCTCGCAGGCCCAGGCGAACAGGGTTGCCAGGTTGATGGCGGCCAGGGCCTCCGGCTCGGCGCTGGCCTGGTCGTCCCAGGCGATGCCCTGGCGGTACAGCACGACATACTGCTCTGCGTGTGGCTCGTCGTCGCCGCGAGTGCCGTACCACATGGCCGGCGCCATGGCATTGTCGAAGTCCTGCCCGAAGACCCGGGCGCTGACCCCCTGCTCGTCGGGCTCGTGCCAGTCGGGCCGGACCCTCAGCTCGGTCGCCAGTTCCACAAGCTGGTGGCGGGTCGTGATGCGCTTCATAATGAGGTACCTCCAGGCTTCGGGCCGCACTTGCTTGCATGCCGGTACGCCGCGCCCGGACTGGCCGGGTAGACGGTGTGGACGCTGGCCGCGATCGGCTCGCTGTCCGGGAAACCCAGTCGGCGTAGCGTCAGCGTGTCGCTGTCACGGTGCAGGACGATCCACTCCGGGAAGTAACCCTCGCCCTGGAGAACTGTCGAGCGGATCGAGTGGGGTCCGCCGTTGATGAACCTGACCCGGGTGTCGGTACCGCCGGGCACGCCGCGCGGCTGCGGGTTGAACCCGTGCATCAGCGACCACTGGTGCTTGGGGCACAGGTACTCGCCGCCGAAGCTGGGCGAGTTGTGGCCGAGGTGGTGTCCGCCGCCGGCCGCGCAGGCGCGGAAGATCCCAGTGGGCAGGAGGTAGGACGCGTCGGTCGTCACGCCGGAACCTCCGTCAGGACTTCCAGCTCGGCCAGGTGCATGGAGGCGGCCAGGGCCGCGCCGTCGTCGCCGTTCAGGTCGGTCTCGGCGGCGCCACAGAGGCAGCTCCAGCCGTAGACGCCCTCGCCGTCGTACCCGTGGCCAGTGGCGTGCTCGCGGTCGTCGGTGCCGAGCTGAGGGGAGGCGTCGAACGGGGCGCGGATGTCGAAGGACTCCACGACGGTGATGGCCTCACCGAGGTGGGCAAGCTCGATGCCGGCGTAGTACGCATTCATGTACGGGTCGTTGTTCATGTGTCTCTCCCTGCCATGTTGTCAGGTGGTCCCGTACAACATAGCAGGGAGTTGACGCGGGTGTCAACGCTAGTTGTGCAGGGCCGTGACCAGGACGGAAGCTCCGCTCAGCGAGAGGAGACCGGTGTTCTTGACCACGACGTTTACCGTGCCGGAGCCGGTCACCGTGGTGCTCAGGACCGACAGGGCGGAGATCAGGGGCGCCCCACCAAGCACGAGAGCGACAGCCTGGTACGAGCTGTCGGCGAAGCCAGGCTGAAGGGTGACCGCGACGGTGGCCTGCGCGTTGCTGCCGAGCAGGGGGACGACACCGATCCCGATGGAGATCAGGTCGCCGGAGGCGATGAACGGGTAGAAGTGGTTCGTGGTGAACAGGTTGCCCGCGATGCGCCCGTAGTGCGGATTGTCGCTCCACTTCCGGGTCACCCAGTCGCCGATGTCGTAGTTGTAGTTCGGCGACAGGAGGGTAGTGCCGGACAGGTTGCAGGTGTTGGGCGCGTACAGGCTGTCGATGTAGGCCATGATGTCGGCGGCGTTCGTCCCGTCGTACTGGACGGCGTCGATGGTCTCGCCGTACTTCGTCCAGGTGACCATGAATAACCGACTCTCTGTAGAGGATTGTGTGGCTGGCCGGCCGGCCTCAGTATCGGTCGACTGGCCAGCCACACGGTTCCCCGCTTCGGCCGGACTGGATCTCCGTTACGGTCAGACCCGCTCGAAGTCCATGGTGTGCATCCAGTCCTCCGCGCCGGACAGCGGGTCCCGGAACCGGAAGACCTGGCCGTCTCCCATGTCGCAGCCGTCACCAGGTCGGTACCCGTGTGGCGGGTCGTAGTGGGGCTCGTCGCAGGGCTTGATCTCCAGCACCTCGACCACGAACGGGACGGCGTCCATCTGGACCCTGTCGCCGATCTTGAATTTAGACATCTGACTCTCCTTCATCTGGAGCGAACAGCTCGGCCACGCCGGGCAGCGTGTCGCCGCCCTGGAGTACCGCCCGTGCCCGGCGTGCCAGGGCGTTCCGCACGCTCGCGTCGAGCGTCACCGCAACATGGCTTAGGGCGCCCCCAGTGATCATGGTCGTGCCCGGCGGCACGTCCCGGCCGCCGGTCCTGATCTCCGCGTACAGCGCCTCTCGCCGCGCCCGGAGCCACTCCGGATTGCGCACCGTCAGTACCTCGACCACCTCGGTGGGGTGCAGGAGACGCAGCCATTCCAGGAACGCCTGATCGTCCGTTACCGCCAGTGTGTCCTGACGGATGCTGGCCGAGACGCTACCGAAGGGCAGCCGCGCGGACAGAGCTGTCTCGTTGTGCTCCAGCTCGTACCGGGCATCCCCTTCCAGCAGCTCCTTCGCCGCCTCGCTCAGGGCTCTGCCGTAGGCGTAGACGCGGGCCAGGTCGGCGCGGTTGAACGTCATTTCCGTCCACCACCCAGAGCGGTGCGCCGGGTGGCCACGGCCGCGTAGATCGGTCGGCTGCTGTCAGCGGTGAGCACCTGCGCCCGGAGCATCTCCCCCAGCTCGGTCCGGAGAACGTCCAGCCCGCGCTCATCCAGCGCCAGTTCGGCACGCCAGAGCAGGCCATTGATCGAACGCTGGTCTTCAGGCCGCTCGCGCAGCAGCGCCTGAAGACCAAGGCGCTCCTGCGCGTCGACTTCTCCTCGCTCGAATGCCCCATCGAGATCCATCAGAGCCTCCGTGGTGCCGGCCCCATACGACCAGATCTTCCGGTAGAACCAGGTGCCCTCCCGGCCGAACGCGGCCGGCTCATCCGCTGGCTCGACGGAGCTTTGCGCCCACGGGTCCAGCTCGGGCTCAGGAGCATCTTCGGTCGGCGGGGCGGGCTGGGGATGTGCGGCGTTGGCGTAGACCCGGAGTGCCTTCTCGCGCTCCACCAGGAAGGCCAGGAGGTGATCGTGTTCCTCTGGCGTGAGACGTGAGGTCTTCAGGTGCTCCTCGATCTCATCCAACCGCTCCGGCGTCTTCGCCGCAGCGATCTGCTCCTCCAGCTCAGCCGCGACGCTGATCGACGGCGCGGGCGGTTGAAGCTCCTTGCGTCGGGCCTGAAGCCGATCGGCGGGGCGTACGCCCTCGTGTGGCCACGCCAGTCGCTCGCTCGACTTCGCCAGGTCCCCGTTACCCACCTCGCGGATCTCCGCCATCAACTGCTGGTACTCGTGCCAGGCGTTCAGGGCGTCGATGCGGCGAGCGAACTCCGCGCCGAGAAGGGGTTCCAGAATGCCACGCATTCCGCTCGGAGTGGCCGCCCAGCGGAGCGCCAGGTCCCGCAGGGAGAGGGAGGCCAGCTTCTTCCGCTCAATGTCCGGAAGGCCGGCGCCTGTCTCGCGTTGCTGGGCCTGCTCCCAGGACTCGTCTCGCGGCGGTGCCTGCTGGGCGGCCTTGGCGTCGTCGTCGTCGCCGGCCGGCGCGATGCCGGTCACCGCGCAGAAGGCATACCGCTTGGCGTAGGTGATGGCGGAGCCGATCTCCTGCGGCTTGGTTCGGCGGGGATCCGGCAGGGGCCAGAAGCCCTCCTCGTACTCGCCGCTTGGGGCGTGATGCAGTCGGTAGGTCAGGACGAAGTCGGAGCCCTGGAGAGTGGGTCGACAAGACCAGGCCAGGCCCAGCTCGCCGAGAAGCGGGTATGCCTCGCTGGTGATGTCAGCCAGGTCGGCATACCGGTAGGTGTACCGAACTGGCCGGCCGTCCTTCGTCTCGCCGGTGACCTGGGCCGTGGCTTCCTTCGTGATCTTGGGGATCTGAGCCTGGAACGTGGCCAGCGCAGCGTAGTACCCGCTGGACTCGGCGCGGCGGGCGGTCGGTAGCTGGCGGTGCTCGTCCTCCAGCAGCTTGAGCTGCTCGGCCAGCTTGTCTGTCACGATCTTCGGAACGGGGTTTCCGGCCAGCGGGCCGAAGGCCGCGTCGAGCTTCTCGTCCGTGGCGACCTGGGGGTCTGGCTTGCGATTCACCATGGTTGGCACTCTCCTCGGAAGGCTCTGGTCCAGCCTATGTACGGTGCAACCCTACACTACCAGGTCACCGGCACGTGGACCAGGAGATCCTCATACGTCACCCGGACCACCGGGATCCCGCGCTCCTGCGCGAAGCCGGCCGTGTGCGCGGTGCCATTGCTCGGCAGAACAGCGAAGAGCGCAACGACGAGATCCGGCATCTCAGTGGAGATCATGAACTCGTCGCGGTGGAGGGGGGCCGCCGCGCCCCAGATGGCGAAATCTCGGGGGCGTACGGAGTAGTCGACCACCTGGAAGCCAAGCTCAGCGCCGACCCGCCCGCAGAGTCGGTCCATGCCGATCGCGTCGCCGTGCGAATGACGGACCCCTCGTTGTCCGTGCCGGGAGTCAACCAGGGTCAGGATGTCACGGACCACGGACTCCCAGATTCCATGCTCGAATCCTCGCCGGGAGCCTGTGGTCGTCAGTCGGAAGGGAGCACCGGGGGTCAGATACCCGATACCGGCCAGGGCCGCGCGCAGCTTGGCGTAGTACGCCGGTACGGTGCTCACGCCGCGACCGAGGTGCGTTGCCGGTCCAGATCGCCCAGCTTGCGGGCCAGGGCCTCCCGGGCGGCGAACCACTCCCCGTTGGGCGGTACGCCGGCCGGGGCGCGCTCGATGGCCTGGCGTTCTCGCCGGCTCCGCACTTCGGCGATCTCGTGAGCGCGCCGCTTCACGTACCCGGGGTGGATGGTCTGCTTGGGGGGCTCGGGCTGATCGAACCACTCCCGAGCCGCGCGCATGCCGTCCCGGAAGTCGACGGAGCCGAGCATGGTCCACCAGGCGTCGGCCGCACCGTCGGGAAACGAGCGAGCGGTCATCTGCTCGATGAACGCCAGCATCTGCTGAGTCTCATCACGTTGCACCTGCGGTCACCTCCTTGACCAGCTTCGGGTCTTCTGTCCATTCCGCGTCTACGATGTTCCGGTCAGTAGTGTACCCCGGTGGCTGACATGTAGTCACGTCAATTTGGCCGTTCACCTGGAGCTGATCGAAGATGACATTGGCGCGCCGGCTCACGTCCTGAACCGCCTCCCAGTCGTCACGGGGCGTGCCTTCCTCCTCCGCGATCCTGTCGAAGATCTTCGACACTCCGGCTTCCCGCTGGTTGCGGGCGGCGTGCTTCTCGGTGGAGGTCTGGTAGGCCGACCGCCGGGCCGGGGCGCCGGGGCGCTGGTACCGGCCGCGACCCTGCGAGCGCTCGGCGGCCTCCCGCATCCAGTTCATCCAGGCCCGCGACCACACTCGCTTGATTCCCCGCTGGCCGGACGCGGCCAGGAAGTGGTTCACGAACTTCTCGTGCTCCGTCCTTCCGTCGATGTACTGACCGAGCTGTTCGCCGACGAACCAGGCACGCATCTTTTCGTTCGGCTGGAAATCCTCGGGGAGCCGAGTGCCCTTTGTGTGATCTTGGTTTTCTCTAGTGTTCTTAGAAGTAATCTTCTTAGTAGGGGTTTCACCGGCGGTGGGTAGCCCGCTCTGGGCGTGACCTGCGGAAACGTCGTGTTCTCCCTGGTCGTAGCCAGTGCGGCCTTTCCCACTGTGGGTCTCCCCGTCCTGGGTCTGAACTGGGGGGGCGCTCGGCGCGGTCAGCTCGAAGTCGTAGCTGCCCATCTGGCCGGTGATCTTGTCATGAATGCGGGTCCGCACCAGATACCCAGCCGTCTCCAACTCCTTCAGCGTGGACCGAACGGCGTCGCGCTGGTCCGTCCCCTCGGTGATCATCTGCTCCATGGTGAGCCGGTACCCCGGGGCGTGGCTGGCGATGTAGACCAGGAGCCCTTTCGCGCGCCAGCTCAGCCGAGCATCCCGCAGCCATGCGTTGGAGATGATCGTGAACTCGTCCGCCGGAATTGTGCCTCTCAGTACGGCCATGGGGCTGTGATACCTTCCTCTACGGGGTTTGTGAATTGGTGGATCAGCGAAGGCCCGGTGTCAGGGAAGAGGCGCCGGGCCTTCGCTATGCCGCCGTTCGAGGCCGACGGGCCACGCCGCGCGGCCACCGGCGGGTGTCGATCAGCCAGGGCAGCACGACGGAGATCGCGCGCCAGCGCGGCTTTGGGAGGAAGCCCGTCTCCTCCTTCGACGCCGTCCGAGATGGCTGCGGGAACGGTACCCGCAGCTTTCCCTTGCCGGTGTAGTTCGGCCGTGAGCGCTGGCGCCAGACCTCGATCGTGTTCTTCGGCAGGCCGGCCAGCTCGGCGATCTGCGCGAGGTCAATCAGCGGGTCGGGGGCGGCCTCGGTGTCGATGCCGATGACCTCCCGCAGGACCCGCAGGGCTTCGGCGCGGTCGGTGGCCGTGACGACCGATTGCGCGTTGTCTCCCATGTGATCCTCCGTGTCATGTTATCCTTGACATGTACCTCCCCATCATACAATCATGGAGCGGAGCGGTGGGCAAGAACCTCATACCCCGGGAGGCATCATGCGACTCGACCTGGCAAAAGACATCGTGCGCGCCCGCTGCTTCGGCCGCTGCGAGGGCTGCGGTACCTACGGCGACGTAGAGGTGCATCACCGCAAGGCCCGAGGGATGGGTGGCGTATCGCGGCGAGAGGCCGAGAGCGCCAACGATCCGCGCAACCTGCTGGCCCTGTGCCGGCAGTGTCACGCGGCGACGGAGCACGCCGACACCTGGCGTGAATGCGAGACGAAGGGCTGGCGCGTCGAGCACGGCCAGCGGACCCCCTTCGAAGTGCCGTGCCTGATCTACACCGTCCAGGGATTCGGATGGTGGGAGCTGGACGAACACGGCGGCTATCACTGGCTCGACCTGTCGCCAACCTGGCGGCTGACCTGGCAAGAGGGAGAGGGAAATGGGAGCACGACTGAGTGAGTTCGACCGCATCCTGGGAAACATGATCCAAATGGGTTGGGCCGTTCGCAATGGACGGGCCGGCCACAAGGTGGTCACCTCGCCGACCGGACAGACCCTGACGCTCAACGTCCGGACCGGCGACCTGAACCGAGGGGCGGCCAACCAGCGAGCGGAGATCCGGCGTATCGGATACGACGAGGCGTGGGCGGAGTACCAGACGGCGACCAAGCGGCCGGCGCATCCCCCACGGGCCGCCTTCCAGGTGCCCGAGCCGGACGCTCCGACAGTCGGCATGTACACCCGAACCGAGATGATCGATCCGTCCAGGGCCGCCGATCTGCTGGAGCGTCCGCCGTCACGATTGTCGGACGGCTCCGTGGTACAGCAGCGCAATCTCAGCACGGACTGGGTGAACACCATCTGTGGCTGGATCGAGCGGGGTGAGTGGCGAGAATCCCCGGAGGGCTTCGTCATCGCCGCTGACGGTGGCCTGCTGGAGGGCATGCACCGCTGCTGGGCGATCGTCCAGACCGGCGAGACCGTGCCCGTTCGGATAACTTACGGGGTGGATCCGGAGCTGTTCATGATCCTGAACCAGGGCCGCAGGCGAACGACCGCCAACGTCCTTCAGACTCACGGCGAGGGCAACGCGACTCATCTGGCCAGCGCGATCAAGTGCTTCTGGGCGTACGACCAGTGGTGCGCGGATCCGCTGGGGGCTCCCAACTGGCGACAGTGGCACGCCACGAGCGTCTCCAGTCCCCAGGTGGTCGCCACCCTGGCGGCGCATCCTCGTCTGCGGGACCTGCTCAAGCCGGCGTCATCCATGATCAGCCCGATCCGGGGCAACCTTGCGGCGGCCACCACCTGGTACTACCTGGCGGACAGGGCGTGGCCGCTGGAGCGCCGGCTCAACGGCGGGCTAGATCCGCTGGCCCGGTTCATCCAGGGCGTCCGCACCGGCGAAATGATGGCCAAGGGTGATCCCGTGCTGGCGTTGCGGGACTGGATCAGCAACCAGCGCGGCCATCGCGCGGTCGACAAGCGCGAACGTCAACTGCTGGGCCTGATCAAAGCCTGGAACCTGACGGTCCGGGAACGCGAGATGAACAAGATGGTCATTGGTGTATCGGAGGACATGCAGAAGTTGGTCACCGGCTGACTCAGTGGGCGCCCGGACTTCGCGGTCCGGGCGCCCGAACGCTGGTGTCGAACCTTGACCGCCCGCCCTTCGCTCCCCGTACGGTGGGGACTCCAGACGAGACCCAAGGGACAGGAGAAGTACGTGGAATTGATCCGAACTTTCCTGCTTGTCGTAATCGCTCTGACTGCTCTCATCGCGCCGTGGCCGCTGCTCGGTCGGCTGATCCAGGGCCGCCGTGCTCGTGTCGGAACCGAGGCGGTCGCCGCGTTGGCCGAGATCCGACAGGGTCCATCACGAGCCAGCCTGACGCCGTTCCTCCCCTCGCTGCCGGTCCGGCCTGAGATGCCCGGCCTGGCTCGCTACGAAGCGCTCGTCGGCGCGGCGTACGAGACGGCGCTGACCAACATCAGCGACGCGCTGAGGCGCTTCGCGCCGGACTTCGACGCAACCAAGGTCAAGGCCCTGCCGTCCATCGAGGTGGCGATGATCCGATTGCGGGCCGGCTTCCTGGAGCCCGTCAACGCGTATCGGCCAGCCACCACTGAGACGGTGAGCTGGAACTTTCGTGAGCTGTGGACGCTCCTGGCGGCCGAAGACGCGGCGCTCCGTGCTTGACTGTTCCAGGTAGAGCTGTGTACAGTCCTACCTGACAGGCACCATCGGGAAGAGAAAGGACCGACCATGACCGACCAGTGGACCGGAACGGCATTCGAGAGCTACAACCCGGCCAGTGACCCGACCGTGGAGAACTGGGGCGCCGCTGTCGACACCGGCGAGCGAGCCATGGCAGACGGCATCGACCAGTCCGTGGGCGGCTTCGCTTCCGTCCGGGCGCCGGCCTGGCACAAGCTGGGCACGGTCTTCGACCGGCCCGCCAGCGCGGAGGAGTTGCTGGTGGCGGCCGGCGCCGACTACCCCGTCTATCTGGAAGAGAGCGCGGCCGTTCGCCGGGATCCCGCCGGCAACCCGATCGAGATCATCACCGACGATCGCACCCGCAAGGTCATGCGTGTTCACCCCGTCACCGGCGCCCACCAGATCCTCGGTACCGCCAGTCCTGCGTACCAGGTGTTCACCAACCGGGACAGCTTCCTGACCTTCGGCGATGCCCTGGTAGACGTGGCCTCCCCCAACGCGGCCACTTGCGGCGTCCTGTTCGACGGCCGCCAGGCGTTCATGTCCTGGAAGCTGCCGAAGGGCATCATGGTCTACGGCCGGGACGCCGTGGAGCTGTGGCTCCTGGTGCACACCAGCCACGACGGCAGCCGGCCGCTGACGGTGGCCGTTACTCCGTTGCGCACCGTGTGTCAGAACACCTGCCGATACAACCTCGGCAAGGCGATCAGCCGTTGGAGTATCAAGCACACCAGGAACGCCAGCCTGGCCATCCAGCAGGCCCGCGAGGCGCTGAAACTGACCTACCAGTACACCGAGGAGTGGGGGCGCGTCGCGGATGCTTTGCTGGACACGCCGATGAACGTGCGCACTTTCGAGCAGATCATCGCTCAGGAGTTCGGTCCCGCCGAAGGCGTCACCGCGAAGCGCACCCTGGATGCCTGGGACGAGAAGCGGGCGAAGTTGCTCCACCTGTTCGCTCAGGCCGAGACCCAGGACAACATCCGCAATACCACGTGGGGCGCCGTCCAGGCCGTCGGCGAGTATGTCGACTGGGGCACCAAAGTCCAGGTCAAGACCATGGACCCGGACGGTTACCGCTTCTGGCGCTCGATGGACGGAGACAAGGTTGTGGAGGGTCCCAAGCGGGCCATCCTGCGCGTAGCTCGGCAGTTCGCAGGAGTCTGAAAGCCGCCGGTGCCCCCGCGTACGTAGGAAGCGCGGGGGCACCGGCCCATCTGGAGGAGAGACCATGACTGTGCAGTACGACATCGAGAGTGCCCAGGTAAACCTCAAGATCACATTCCGGGTCAAGCTGGCCGGCATGGAGCCGCGCGAAAAGTACGGCCGTACCAGGTACCAGCCGAACCTGCTTACCGTGGTGATCCAGGACGGCGAGCTGGGATACCCCACCATGAGTGGTCCACGGATGGTCAAGTCGGGTCCGCACGGCAGTGACATCCAGGAGGTGCTCTACCTCCACGATATTGAGGGGCCGCTCGCGGGAGAGCCCTGGTTCATGCTCCTCCGCGAGCACCTGTACCAGCGGTACAACGCGGTAGCGCGCGGGTGGTCGGTGTAGTGATCATGAAGCACAAGATCGAAAGCAAGCTGAACGTGATCGTCCAGTTCGAAGTCCTGCTGACGGGCATCCCGCCACGGGCCAGGTACGGCCGTATCTTGTACCTGCCCACGACGCTCGCGGTCCAGTTCAGCCACGGCACGCTGATTTCGCCTCTCGTGAGCGGCCCCCGGATCCTCAAGTCCGGAGCGCAGGGGGCTTGGGTCTCAGAGGAGTTCTTCATCTACGGCCGGCCCGACTGGCTGGAGGAGCTGATGGAGGAGCTGGATCACCGGGCTGCTCTCCAGACGTACCGGATCACAGGTTGGATAGGGCAGTGACCGGCCAGGTGGCACCGCTGCCCGGGGAGCAACCCTGGGTCCCATCGCCGGTCGACGCCGACTTGCGGTGGCCACGCCGGCAGATCTTCGGCGGCGTGGCCACCTGGACCCCGCACCGGGGCGTTCACCGACCCTGTGACATCTGCATCGAGGTTGTGCACGAGCAGGGCATCGCGGCGGCCCCTCGGCCAGCGCCGGCCACCATGAAACGGGTCGGCCCGCAGGGACCGAAGCTGCCCACCTTCTGGTGCTACCGGCACGGCAGCACGATGAAGAGTAAGGACCAGGAGATCCGGCGCCGCGTAGAGGCCATGCGTGCCACGGTGGAGCACCAGAGCGCGCGCCGCAGATAGCCTCATCTGGAACGCGACATCTCGGGTCAACGAGTTGCGATCAAGACATCGGGACGGTAGGGTAACAACCAGCTCGCAAGGAACGGCGAGTCAGGGCGCATCCGAGCTGCTGAAGTTCGGCGGTACCAGACACACCACGGCTCCAGGTGGTCGTGCCCGAAAGGAGCAGGCGGTACGCCGACCGGCACGCAGCGCTAAGCGCAGCACACCCGGAAGGCGAGCTGCCGACCACCAGCCGGCGCTACGCGAGCGCTGGGGCCGAGGTTGGAGCCGGGGTGAAAGCCCAGTCCCCGGGGAGCGCGGAGCGCAGCCTGGTTTACCAGGCGGGGGGCGCTGAGGGTCGAACCTCACCCGCGCACGGGAGCGAGAGGGTTTCACGTACTGGACGCTCGTCCACTGCTTGCGAGGGCAGCCTGGACATCAACCTTGGAACGTGGCGAATGGTGCACGAGAAGCACTACCGGGAGTTTCTTCGTTGTCATGCCGGCGGCGGGCTCACCCGGAAGATCGAGGAGCGGCGGAGTGCAGCCACGGTGAAACTCCGGGCGGGACTCCTGAGGTGCAAGCCTCTGCCAGGTTCGAGCCCTGGCGTCGCACGGCTCGGGCGCCCTGCCGGGAGTGAAGCCCCGGTCCCGAGCTGTGTTCCACCCTGCCGGGGCCGGCGCAGTGCTGAGATCAAGGGCTTTCGAGCTGCGCGATCTCGGCTCCGGCAGGGCTTCAGGAGAGGAGAGATTCAGGTGGAGCAGTCGTGACGGTCCGTCGGTTCAATGACAATTCGCTGGAGCTGGCGGTGGCGTTCGCGCGGCTGTGGTCGGTGATTGGCAACTTCCTGGCGCTGCTCCTCCTCTTCGGCGGCATCTGGCACGCGGACCTGCGGTACGTCTGGTGCGCCATCCTCCTGTCGGTGGTGAATCTCGCCGTCGGTTGGTTCGGCTGGCTGAGGTGGGGCAACGCGGCCTGGCGTTCCGGGTCCTGGACGGACGCGGCCCTGGACGACAGCACGCTGACGTGCGGTGCGCGGTACGGGGCGGACCTGACGTGCACGCAGGGCGGCTCCGATCACTCCCCGCACTGGGACGAGGTTCACGACCCCGAGTCGCGGCGGTGTTGGTCATGAGATTCAGGGTCGAGTTCGGCCGGCTGGGCAAGCACGATCAGGTCGCCTCCGTCCTGCTGGAGGTTCCGAGCGAGGAGCCTGGCTTGCTGGAGGCGGAGATCTTGAAGTACCTCAGGTCTTCGGGCCTGCTTCTCGGTCGCCAGGTCCAGGTTTCCGTGGCGTGGTTGCGCTGGACGGTCGGCGAGCCACACGAGGGCAGCGGGTACGTGTATGCCGGCGGTCGCCGGATCGGCGAGTTCTGGATGAAGGAGATCACCTCGTGATGAGATTTTCGGTGCGATTCGGCGACTGGTCCTGGGGCCGGCTGCGGTCCGGGGTCATCGACTACGACGAGACCGACCGGGTCAAGCCTGAGGCCGCGCACATCGCGGAGGGCGTGGAGGAGCTGGTTCGCCAGCAACTGGAGAACGGGGCCAACCGGGAGATCCGGATCGAGCCCGGTGGCATGGCCGGCGCCAGCTACGGCGGCTCGGTCGTCGTAGCCGACGGGGCCAGCGCGTACGAGCGCTGTACGTACGAGGCCCGCACGCTCCAGGACACCCGGGAGCGACACCCGATGGCCACGCCGTGATGCCAGACCCGCTCCAGGTGGCCTGGGTGGTCTGCGAGCTGGCCACCCAGGCGGTGGAGAAGGCGGCTGAGGCCGACCCACGCCATCTGGAACGGGCCATGAGCAACTGGTTCCCGGACGCGGACTATCTGGAGCAGCGCCGGCTCGGCGACGCTCTGCGGCGGGGTCTGCTGACCGTGGCGCAGCTCATGGAGAATCGGACTAACAGGCTGGTCGGCGAGGGCAAGATGATCAAGGTTGGCAAGGAGTGACCATGAGAGTCGAGCAGCACGCCGTGGAGCAGATCTACCTCCCGTGGGAGGTGGCCGCGATCTTTCGTGTCAACCCGAAGACCGTCATCCGCTGGACCCGGGTCGGGAAGTTCGGTCCCGAAGGTGAGACCTGGTTCCGCACCCTCGGGGGGCACACCCGGTACCGCCGGGAGCGGGTGGACGCGCTGGTTCGACGGACCATGAGCCCCCGGCAACAGTGACCACCAGGAAGGAGAGAGATGACCCAGACCATCGCGGTCGACTTTGACGGCGTTCTTCACCGATACAGCCAGGGGTGGCGGGACGGCTCGATCTATGACGTGCCCATGGAGGGTGCGCTCGACGGCGTCCGCCAGCTCCAGGAGCAGTACGCCGTGTTCGTGCTCACCTCCCGCGAGCCCGAAGATGTCGCCCTCAAGCTGATTGAGTGGGGCCTGCCGGCGGTCAGCGACCGGTCCCCGTGGCCGAACTTCTGGGAGGCCCGGGACCTGATCCTGGTCACCAACCGCAAGCTGCCGGCGCTGGCCTACCTGGACGACCGGGCGGTTCGCTTCGTGGACTGGGAGTCGGTTCCCCGCCACCTGGAGAACCTGGAGCTGACGTGAAGAAGATCAGGATCACGATCCCTCTGGTGGGGGTCATCGCGGCGCTCCTCCTGCTGGCCATTCTCGCCTTTCTGGCCTGGTCGCCATGACGGGCACCTACGCCAAGGCCACCACCGTGCCCATCGGTCGGCGGCGCGACGAGATTGAGAACACCCTGCGCCGGTACGAGGCTACCGAGTTCCAGTACGGCTGGACAGAAACCGAAGCGCGGGTCGGGTTCGCCGTTGCTGGCCGGCGGATCCTCTACCGTGTGCCGCTGCCCAGCGTGGATGATCCGCGCTTCGCCCGGACGGCCACGGGCCGGCCACGCCGGGGCGGCACGGATGCGCAGCGGGAGGCTTACGAGACCGCCGTGCGTCAGCGCTGGGCCGCTCTGTCCCTGGTGATTAAGGCCAAGCTGGAGGCGGTGGACGCCGGGATCTCCACCATCGAGCAGGAGTTCCTGGCCCACATCCTTCTGCCTGGGACCGCCGAGACGGTCGGCGACCGTGTGGCACCGGCCCTGGCCGAGACGTACCGCTCCGGCGCCCGGCTGGAGATCGTGACCGGGAGGACGACATGAGAGGGCGGGGAGTCTGGCTGCTGGTCTTCGTGGTGCTGGCCGTCCTGCTGGCCGCTGTCGCCGTACTGGTCGGTGACATCTTCACCATGCTCAAGGTCAGGTAGCCATGAGTCGGACCGAAGCCGCTGCGTGGTTCATCCTCTGCGTCGTCCTGGTCGTCGGCGCGTCCCTGCTGATTAGTGCTCTGAACAAGTGGAGGTGGCGGAAGTGACCGGTGCGATAGACCTGCGCAACGACTCCGGTCTCATCCTTTCCGGCCCGGCGAAGGGACACCGGCGGTTCTCCGGCGACGACCCCACCACCTGGCACCCGGACGGCCAGAGGAAGGCCCGCCAGATCGCGCGCCACAAGGCGGCCGAGGAGCGAGAGCGCCGCGCCCTGGAGCTGTACGTCGAAGGCTGGCTCATGCTGGACATCGCCAAGTCCATCGACCGGTCCAACAGCCAGACGTACCGGATCATCGAGCGCGCGCTGATCCGCCGCGCCGAGCAGGAAGGTCCCACTGTTGAGCAGGCCAAGGCCCTGTATGAGGATCGCCTGCTGACGCTCCTGCGGGCACACCTGCCCATGGCCACCGGCAACTACCTGGCCCCCGGCGAGGATGGCGAGCCCGGCCAGCAGCTCCTCCCGGACGTGCGCTCCGCTGAGCTGGCCCTGAAGATCATGGACCGGCTGGCCGCCGTACAGGGACGAATCACCACCAATGTCCCCACATTGGAAATTCATCTCCACGGCTCGGAAGCGGACAAGGCGCGCCTGACCGTACTCGCTCAGCTCCAGGCCGTCGCCGACCAGCAACGCGTCGTGGAAGGCGAGCTGATCCAGGCCGACACCACCCTTGCCCAGCTCACCGGCACCGAAGCCGCAGAGGACAAGCCGGCCCCACCCACCTGGGAGACCCCATGATCCCCATGATCAGGCACGTGGCGACCGTGAGCGCTGGCGCCAGCGAGAATATCTGGATCACGGAACGCACCGGGTCAGATGCTCTGCCGTTCGGCTACTGGCATTCAGGCTGCCAGTACGGGGGCACCGGCTACGCCGACGTGTCCGCCGCAAGGTACGCGGCGGTCGAGCACGTCTGCGGCAAGCCCCAGCACAACGAGCGGTACGAATCTGCCGGTTCGGTGGTGGACCGCGCGACCCGAGCAGCGCCGGGTGGACCCGAGCGCCTGCCGATCCGGGACCGACTCCAGAGAATGCACAGCCTGCTCGCCGACCTGAACGCCCTCCAGGAGCAGGACGGACGCGGCGTGCTGGTCCGTGTGCTCAAGGCCCTGAGCGACTACACGCCCGGCACCACGTTCGACGCGGACAGCCGGGATGCGCGTGAGGTTGTCCGCATGTGGCTGCTGGACCAGGCCCGTGAGGACCCCCTGGGAGTGTTCGACCCTGCGCAGGAGTACGGCATCAGCGACCCGGAAGGGATGAACCCGTGACCAGCGAGGTGCTGTCCAGCGCGGAGCGGCCGGAGCGCGACGTTCCGCCACCTCCACAGGGATCCAGGCAGGCCAGCGATCCCCTTGCGCATTTGCCAACGATCAGCATTCAACGTGGCGGCCTCCGGTTCGGCGATGACCTCGACCCCGATGTTCGCGCCGCGCTGACGCTGCGCCGGGAAGTCCAGTTCGCGGAGGCGTGGGTGAACAGCCCGGTACTCCAGGCGCGCTCCTGGTACTGCGCTCGCTGCCGCTTCACCGGTCCGGCGCCCGAGCACCGGCGGACCTGCGCCGGCAGCCTGGAGGCCGTGTTGGTCACCGTGACCCGCTGGTTCCCGCCGCAGGAGGTGGACTGGTGAGCGTCTGGATGGTTCGCCGCTGGCTGGAGCGGCGGCGCTGCATGCATCACAACCGGCATACCGGTGAGACGTGGGTTTAGTCGATGCTGGTGGATCTGGGCCGGAGCAAACTCCTCTGGTGCCGCGAGTGCGGGAGGTACTTCCGATGATCGGCCTGATCGTGAGAGGTGTGCTCATCTGCTGGTTCGCCAGCTGTGGCCTCCTGGTTGTCGCAACCGTGGGAAAGGAGCGCACCACCATGACCCCTCGCCACGCGGTGATAGCCGTAGTGCTCTCCACCCTGGAGATCCTGGCCGTGGTGTTCTTCTGGGGCGCCTCATGAGTCGTGCTGACACCCGTCGAGACTGGCTGAAGCGGGCACGCGTCGCGGCAGCGGCCCACCCGGCGATCCCCGTACCCGCCGAACTGCTGAAGGTCATGCGGGAAGCACAGCAGGCGCACATCTTCCGGAACATGCATAGCTGCGTGTGCGGCTGGTACGCCGGTGACGAGTTGGATTGGGAGGAGCACCGGCTCGCGGCCGTGGCCGGCGCCATGGCGGTCTGGCTGGAGGAGCGCAACTACCCGTACGAGGCCGCGACGCAGATGGCCGGGGACGTGCGCACGATCAGCGCCGTGGCACGCGAACTGGAGGCGCCGTGAGCTGGACGACCCGGCTCGGTGCGACACGCCTGGTCATCCTGACCCGGCGTCACGCGATCAAGCCGCCCAGGCCGACAGCCTGGCACCTGTTCCTGTCCGGCCTGCTGGCCAACCGCACGGAGCGCATCTTCGCGCAGACCGAATGGCCCGAGCTGTGCCCGATCCGATGGTCGCTGCCCGGTGGCTGGTTGGTCGTCATGCCCCGGTGCAATGAGGTGACAGCGCGCTCCGTCTGGCCGAGCGAGCCGGAGCGCACCGAGGATCACCTGCCGGACGACCTGTACGAACGCCTGGTGGAGCACGACGACTACCGGGTGCCGGCGGAGAACAAGCTGTTCAGTTGGGGTTGGTACGCCGGCCGGCTGGTCGCTGTCGACTATGGCTCGCCCGAGGCGATCGAGGAGCGGATGAGATGCTGATCTTCGTCACGTTCAAGAGCGGTGCTCAGATCGTCTTCGACTGCGCTGACTTCGAGACGGGCCGCAACGGGATCACCGGTCGCCTGGAGAGAATCACCTGGGAGACGCCCGAGGGTGCAACCTCCAAGCTTCACGGGATCTACGCCATGGAGGAAGTCGTGGCGATCGTGGCACTGTCTCAGCCGGGATGGCAGCGAGCGACGACGGACACGGATAGTGAGGAGGTTCCGAAATGACCTCTGACCAGGAGCGGAGGTTCTCGACCATGATCGAGAGTGTCGCCAATCCCCGGGCTGAGACCGAGGCCGACCACAAAGCGGAGACTGTCTCCGTCACACCGAGTAGTTTTTTTAATGGTTCCGTGCCGGACCGCATCCGTTCCATCTGGGGCAGTTGGGAGAAGTGATGTCAGAGCCACACAAGATCGGCGAGTGCCTGCCCACTCCGGAGCGGGGGCGTGAGCACTACTGTGCCGACTGCGAGAAGGTGTGGTACGCCGTATCGGACGAGGCCGGCGGCTTCATCTGGTTCGATAACACCAGTCCCCGCGTGCTGGAGGGCGCGGCCAGCCGGCAACGCAAGCGGGACCTGCCCTCCAGTCTGACCCGCTCTGCTCGACAGCGGGCGCTGGAGCGCCTCGGCGTGCTGGAGGTGCGTCCGGGCGACTCGGTGCTGATCTTATTGCGTGACCTGGGGCCAGACACGGATGGTCGACCGTTCACTCAGGTGCTGGCCGAGGATCTGGGCAACACGTATCCCGGGGTGCGGTTCGCGGTGCTGGACGGCGTGGCCGGCGGCATCGTCCAGTGCGGTGACCCACAGGTCCAGGTGGAGGTGTCGTGAAGCAGGGCGCTCGACAGCGGAGCTGCGAGTCCAAGCGTCGGCACCCGGACAAGAAGGCGGCCAGAGACCAGGTGGTCCAGCTTGCCCGCGCCGGCACCGCGTACTGGCGGCTGGTCATCTACCGGTGCCGGTACTGCGACAGCTTCCACGTTGGCCACCGTCCGAGGCCAACGTGACAGGCCGCAGGCCCCCCGGCTTCTACGTCTTCGCCGACGAGACGTGGCCGGATCTCGGGTGCGAGTTCTGTGGACTCGCCATGTGTCCGGAGTGCAAGGTGTGTCCGGTCTGTGCCGGCGATGGCCACGATGAAGGCTGCTCGCGGCAAGGTGACGAGTACGTTGAGGTGTCCCCCGAAGGTGACGGAACCTACGTCGACTGGCCCCAACCAAGAGGAGAGAGAATGGACCTGTCCAGGTACGAGAATCGACACCCGGCTGTGAAGTCGATCATGCAGTGGTTCAGTTACGGCCACCTCCCCCACCACCTCCAGGAGATCAGCGGATCCTGTGCCGAGCTGGCCGAGGTGATGGCCCACCAGCTCCCCGATGGCCCGGAGCTGACCGCCGGCCTCCGCAAGCTCCTGGAGGCCAAGGACTGTTTCGTCCGGGCCTCTGTCGAGGCCGCCCAGACGAAGGCGGCGGAGTAGGTGGACTCCGCCGAGCTGGGGGATTCCGGGAAGGCCGCGACGCTGATCTTCGAAGCCCTGGGGGCTGCCTCAATGTGCTGGGACAACCCCGGCGGTGCGGGGGAGTTCCTGAGCAGGCGGGCGTCTGAGATCGGCCACAAGCTCATGAGAGACCTTGGCTACGAGCTGCCGGAGGGCTACACGTTCGACGTGGACACCACGGACGTACGCCTGGAGACTCGGTCGGCCGAGTATCCGTCACCCTTCACGACCCAGGGATACGTCGGGCCGTGCTTCGACCTGGGGCCGCTGCCGCCAGAGGCCGGCGAGCAGGAGGGACACGACGCATGACGCAGCCGGTCAACGGACAGCACCCCCAGCCCGGGGTCACCATCCCCATGCCGCTGGCCGTGAACAGCGGAGCCAAGCTCGGGCCGGACGGTAGGCCCTGGTGCGTGCTCCAGGTGCTCTGGGGGCACACCACCACCCAGTGGGAAATGCCCATGGAGGCGGCCGAGGTGCTGAAGCAGGCCCTGGAAGCCAAGCTGAGTGTGGCGCTTCGGACCGCCCGCGAGATGGCCGGAGGCATTCAGGTGGCGGGCGCCGAGGTGTTGCGGCAGCTCGGCGAACCGCCAGCCCAGTTCCGTGGCCCTGGACCCCTCGGGGAACGTCCACGGTAAGGGCGACACGGGAAAACAGCGCTGCCCACCGAGGTTCCTCAATCCCTTGGTGGGCAGCGCTGCCGTCGTTCCGCAGTGTCAGGGGGCCGATCTTATAACCTGGGGCGGACGAAACTCCACCACCACATCGCACCCGATGGCCTCGCCCAGTCGCACCAGGCTCCGAAGACTGATAAGCCGGTACCGTCCCCGCAGAATGTCGGATATCAGGGTGGGCGCCATGCCGGCGCGGGTGGCCAGCTCCACCTGAGTCAGGCCGAGAGCCGCCATGTGGTCGCGCAACGTCGCCACGATCGACGCGGCCACGTCCGCCTCGGTGCTCATCCGTGCTGCCCCTTCTGCTCGATTGCCTCCAGGTGTCTCGGGGGGCCGTCCTGCGGCAGGTGTGTGGCGACCCAGGCGCGAAGCTGGCGGATCTGTTCGAGCTGGGAATCGACGTCCTGTTCGCCGGCTCGGAGTGTCTGGTCGACATCCTGAACGGCGGCCCCGTAGCCGTCGCTGCGCACCGCGTCTTCGTCCACGGGCGGGCGCTCGTACTCGTACGTCGCTTCCTCCATGGCTCTGTTCCAGCCGAGCCGTGCCGCCGCGTTCACCAGCTCAACGAATGAGGTCAGGTTGGTGAGGAGCATGACGACCGCCTCGTCGCCGGCCAGGTCGGTCGACGCGTACCAGTTGGCGGCCAGGTTCAGGCGCTCGTGGTACGAGAGCGGTTCCGGATCCAGGTAGCTCCTGGTCACTCGTCCCACCACCGGCGCGCACCCAGGAATACGCCGGTGACAGCCAGGGCGACAGCCGCCAGGCAGGCCACACCGGCGACGGTGGCGAGGATGATCGTCAGTCCTGATCCAAGATTGCCCATGCTGGCTCCTCAGGTGGTGTGAATTGGACATGGTGTGCCGTCCTTGCCGCAGCGACACCGGAGCGGATCCAGGTCATCGGCGGCCAGACGATCGCCGGTCTTCTTGATCTCAGGGCCGTGCCCGCCGGTGACGCGCTTGCCATAGGGTTTCGGCTTGCGCCGTCGCGGGTGACTGCCACCGTGGCGGGGCATCGGACGTCCCTTCTGGTTGACGACGTTCGGGTAATCACGATACTATGTACAGGACCACCTGACAAGATCGGAGAGAGGAAACCCAGCATGAAGAGGCTCATCGCGCCCATTCTGGGGGTCGCCATCGCGGCCCTGCTCATGTACATCCTGGTTCACCTGAACGTCGTCCCGCCGGCTGGACACTGAGATGTCCGAGTTGGCGGCTCTGGTGGCGGCCTTCGCTTGCATGGCGGTCGCGCTCCTGGTGGCGCTCGTGGCCTGGTCCGGTCGATAGGCCATGGACAACGAGAGGCGGAAGCTGGCCCAGTCGGCGGCCCACGAGACACATCGGGAGCTGGCCGATCTACCAGAGGAGACGCGGCTGAAGTTCGCCGTAGACGCCGCGCTCAATCAGGTTCGGGACAGCAATCCCTGGGCCTCTGCGGTGATGCTCGTCGCGGTCCTGACGTTCGTTGCGTTCATCGTCTGGCTCATTGTGCGATGAGCACTCGGGCCTGGCGTCGTTACCGCGCACACCAGCACCACCTGCGCTACCACTGCCCGAACCATCGGGGGCGGGTGGACCTGCGATGGGGCAGAATTCCGCGCGCGCATCGGAAGTGGATAGCGCTCGGAATCGCAGTGTTCGTACTGCTCGTGATCATTTTCTAGTTCTGATTGGATCGAATCAATGGACCCCACTACGCGCCGGCACTGGCGCGGGTTCGGCTGGCTGGTGTTCTTCGTGAGCATGGGCGTCATCGTCGCCGCCCTGGCGGTGGCGTAGATGACCCAGGGAACCAGCACCTCACTACGCGGCAAGTCTGTCGCGGTGCTCGCCGCCTTGGCTCTGGTCGGGGTGGGGGTCGTTCTCATGCGGCCCGGCACCGACTCGACCAGCAAGCACGGCGAGCACATCGTCCTGCTGTCCGCTGGCTGGGGCGACGCGACTCCGCCGACCATCCACTACACCGCTCCAGGTGAACGCCAGGTGAAGGTGGTTCGGCAGCCGGCCGGCCCGTGGCAGTGGCACTACCAGCCTCAGTACATCAAGGGCTACCGATACGTGGTCTCGGTCAGCTCCTTCGAGGGCGGATCCGGACGCACCTGGTGCGAGGTCAGCATGGACGGCGATGTCGTGGCCGGCGACCCGGTGTCGGACAAGCCGTTCAATGAGAGCAGCGTTCCGGGCCTCACCGAGTGCGCGGCGAGGGTGCCGTGAGTACCGCGATGAAGTCCAGGGCCGGCGGAATGGTTGCCCTGGTTGCAGCGGTCGGTGTCGTAATGCTCCTGGCCTCCACGGTGTGGAAGCCGTCTGGCCAGGGCCAGCCGAGCCACGGCACGCCGAGCGTCTCGCCCGGCGTGCACCGCGTCACCTTCGGAGCCAGTTGGTCTGGGGTCACGCCGGAGCGTATCGAGTACATCGCGAACAAGGTTCACTATGTGGTGAACCAGGCGAACATCGGCGGCGGTTCGACGTGGCTCAGCCCGAAGCCGGGCGACTGGTATCACGCCGGCTGGGAGTACTCCATCCAGGCGTCCGTCCCGGCTGGTGTGAACATCACGGTGATGATCTACATCGACCGACAGCAGGTCGCCATCGCGGACCGTCCCGGCACCAGCGAGCCCGGCACTGTTCGGGCCTACCTGAACCGGGGGAAGTGATGGAGGAAGACGAGCCGGTAGGGCTGGCTCAGGCCACCCACCTGACCGTGCTGTTCGCTACGCTGCTCGGCCTGGCGGAGTCCGATCCGGAGGTCTGGGCCAAGGCGGCGGACGATGTCCGCAAGGCCAGGGCTATCGATATCGAGCTGGAGCGGGCCGGCATTGCGTACCCGCACGGGCTCGGCGGCGTACTGGCGCTGATCGAGCAGCGAGACGCCGCCGGAGCGAACCTGAAGGCGGTTCTGGCGACTCTTCAGTTGAGAGTCGAGGAGGTTCGGGAGCTACGCGGGGTGCTTCGACAGATCCTGGAGGTCTGTCAGGTGTCGGCGGAGTCGAACGCGAAAGCTCGTCGTCAGGCGCTCGCGGAGATCACGGTGGTGGCGTCAGAGCACGTCTGGCCCGACTGGAGTTGAGGGAGTAGAGACCATGGACGTGTTGGCGAAGGTGTCGGTGCCTACCGACGGAGTCTCCGGCTGGATCACACCGGCCCATATCGGCCTGACCCTGGCCTTCCTGCTGGTGGGGTGGGGTGTGGTGAGAGTCTGGCAGTCGTTGCCGAAGGGCGTGCTGATCTTCGTGCTCGTGCTGGCGGCCGTGGCGGCGGGAGTGCTGTCACTCAACGTGCACTAGTCGTGTCGAACTTGTGTTCGAATTTGTAGGGCCGTACTTGACAACTCGTCGGGTGCGGCCCTACCTTTGCCTCATGACACAGCTCCAGGTGGACCGAGTGACCCAGGTAGGACTGCGCCTGCTCGGGCTGGTGGGCACGCTCGGGCTCGCCGCGTCACTGGCCATGCTGTCCGTTGGCGGCACCCGGGGAACCCTGGCGGCCTTCCACCTGTACGGGCACCTGCGCTCGGCGGCCGACCAGGCAGTACCGGCCTTCATGGTCACGATGCTGATCGTGGTCTGGCCGTTGACGACGCTGATCCTCGCGCCACGTCGGCCGGTACGCTCGGGCTATGTCCCGCTCGCCGCTGGAAGAGTTGGCCGCGTTGTCGCCGGCCGTGCGGGAGCAGTTCGTGGCCGCACAGCCCGACTGGGTCATCCGAGACATGCGGCTGGGCGAGTGGTGGTGGACCGCGCGACCCGAGCAGCGCACCCCGCCCGGTGACTGGTTCGTCTGGCTGATCCGCTCCGGACGAGGTTTCGGCAAGACCCGCACCGGCTCTGAGTGGCTGGTCGACCGGGCCATCCGATACCCGGCCGACACCTCGGGCTTCCCCACTGAGCACCTGCTGATCGCCGAGACGCTCACCGACGCGATGCGCCACTGCGTGTACGGACCGGCCGGCGTGCGGCGGGTGCTCCACCGGAAGATCGGCGACGAGTCGAAGAAGCCGAGCGACGGCGGTAAGTGGCGGATGCTGAAGACCCCCAAGCCCTCGATCGAGATCCTGGAGACCGGCACCAAGATCTACATTGAGGGGGCTGACGACGAAGACGTGGGCCGTGGATACAACGCCGCGTCGGCGTGGCTGGACGAGTTCGCCAAATGGCGCAAGCCGGACGGCTCCTGGGCCGAGGGCATCATGCCCGGTCTGCGGGCCAACATTCCCGGCGACCACCCGCGCGCCTGCGTCACCACCACCCCGAAGCTCGTGCTTCAGCTCGTGGAGTGGATCAGGCGTACCGACAGCTCCGTGTGCGTCACCTCGGGATCCACCTACGACAACGCCGGTAACCTGTCCGCCCGCATGCTTGCCGAGCTGCACCGCCGGTACCACGGAACCCGGCTCGGTCGGCAGGAGCTGCTCGGCGAGCTGATCGAGGAGATCGAGGGCGCACTGTGGCGCCTGGACGACATCGAGCCGTACAAGGTTGACACCATTCCCTGTCGGCTGATCAACATCGTGGTCGGGCTCGACCCCGCCGGCTCCGGAACCAAGGACGAGAGTGGCATGATCGCCGCTGGCCGGGGAGCGGACGGTCACGACTACGTCCTGGGTGACTGGTCCAAGCAGGTGGCCGGCCGCGAGGCGGCACGGCGCGTCTGGGAGATGTACGACACCTACGGCGCAACCGTGCTGCTCTACGAGAAGAACATGGGCCAGAAGTGGCTGTCAGACGTGCTGTTCCAGGCATACCGAGAACTCCAGCGTGAGGGCGTCTTCCCGCCGGGGGGCAACCCGCCAATGCGGTCGATCGACGCCAAGGTGAAGAAGCGGGTCCGGGCGGAGCCGGTGGCCATGCGGTACGAGCAGCACCGGGTGCACCACGTCCGCAAGGGGCTGGCCGACCTGGAGACTCAGATGATCTCGTGGGTTCCGGAGGAGACCTCGGAGTCACCGGACCGTATCGACGCCCTGGTATACGCACTGCTCCACCTGGCCGGCCGGGAGGCCATGGCCGGGACCATCACGGTGCCGGACGGCGGCGGCCTTACCCGTGGCGACCTGTCCCCGCTGGCTGGCTCCGGCGCGATGCCGGGACCGTACGGGTGAGTCTCCGCCGAGATTCGCCGAGACTCGCCGGTATAATGTAGAGTCTCGGCAGAGAGGCTGGGCCAGGCATGGCACGGCTCGGCGTGGTTGGGCAAGGCTCGGCGTGGTAGGGCAGGGGAAACCATCGAGAGAGGACCAAGATCGTGCAGATAAAGGTGCAGCTACTCGGTACGATGCCACTGCTCATGCACAACGATCGGTTGGCGGATCCGTCCAATGAATGGACTCGGAAGATTGCCGCGATCACCGACAAGGGCAAGAACATGACCGATCAGGATCTTCAGATGAAGTCGCGGCTGGAGTTCGAGGGTGGTCTCTACTACAGCCAGGCGAATGATGGGCCATACGTGCCGGCTCACAACCTGGTGCGCACCCTGGTCGCGGCGGGTACGCTCCGGCGTTTGGGTACCAAGATCTCTCAGGCGGTCTTTCCCATCACGACGGCGCTGCTTCTCCAGTATGCCAAGGCGCCGAACGGTAAGCAGGGTCCACGAGATGTGGATGGACTGTGGGCTGATGGCTACTGGGATCGACGCATGGTGGGTGTCAACAAGAATCGGGTGCAGCGCACCCGGCCGGCCTTCCCCTGCTGGTCTACCACGGCAGACCTGTTGCTGCTGGAGGATGTGTTGAATCCCGACGACTTCGAATGGGCCTGCACGATGGCCGGTAAGGCGATCGGCCTGGGCGACGCTCGTCGGATTGGCATGGGGCGATTCGAGGTAAAGACGGAGGTTGCCGAACCGTGACTGGCCTGTTCCGGTCCAGCCGGGAAGATGGGCGAGCGGACTGGCGTGTGGTGTTTGACCGACTGAACCAGATGCGATCGGGCGATGTCGTTACCCATGTCCATCTGCGTGACCTGCTGGGTACTGAGGATAACGCCCGGATGTACCGGGCAGTTCAGCGAGCGAAGGCTGAGCTGTGGTCCAGCCGGCAGACCTCTATCGACAGCATCCGGGGCGTGGGGTACCGGATGCTCGCCGCCTCCGAGATGGAGCGGCAGGCCATGCAGTACAAACGCAGATCGCGCAAGCAACTGGGCAACGCTGTATCCGTGGTCCAGGCTACCGACCTGGACCAGTTGACCTCTGAGGAGCGCGGTCTGACACTGCGTACCCGGGGGGTGCTGCTGGCGCTGGCTCAGGCCATGGACGAGACCATGGTCAAGGTTGCCGATCATGAGGAGCGTCTCCGCAAGCTGGAGGCTGGCCAGTAAGGCAAGAGGTATGGCCCGGTGTGGCTAGGCATGGCAGGGCACGGTGCGGCGTGGCGTGGAGATTGAGACCGGCTTCGACAGAGGCCGGTCTCAATCTCATATGGACGGCCGTCCCGTGGTCGGCACGTCGCCGGTACGCTCTCACCATGCCACCCATGATCTACCTGGCCGTGTACGCGCTGGCCGTTGCCCGGGTGGTTCGAGTGATCACCACCGATCGGATCACCCAAGGGCCGCGTGAACGGCTGATCTCCCGGCTGTGGCAGCGGCACCTCCGGCGCATGCCGGCGGAAACGCTGGTGCCCGAGGAACTCCCGGAGCCGCTCACGATCACCCTCGTGCGCTGCCCCTGGTGTCTCTCCGTGTGGGCCGGCGCGGTGGCGGCCCCGATGGTCTGGCAGGCCGGCCGCAGTCCCTGGCTCTGGGTGCCGGCGCTCGCGCTCGCATTCAGCCAGACAACCGGCTTACTGGCCCGGGGGGAGTAGCGGGTGGCAGCGTTCCGTCGCAAGAGCGTGATCGTGCCGCCGGCCGTGTCGCCAATGGGTCGGGCCGCCGGACTGGCCGTGCGGGAGCAGGGGTCGCTGGTCGCGGCGGCGGCGCAGATTCCGCTGGAGCCGGTTAAAACGGTCAACCTGCGTATTCGTGATGAAGAGTGGCAACAGGAAGCTTGGCGACATTACGATATCAACGGCGAGCTGCGCTTCGTGGCCAACCGTCACGCCGCCGCGCTGTCCCGCTGTCGGATCTACGTTGCCCGGGTCGACAAGGCCACCGGCAAGCCCGGCAAGGAAGCCACCGACCCGCAGGTCCAGATTCTCTCCGAGACCATCTTCGGCGGCGTGACGGCCAAGGCCGAGGGGATGCGCATCATCGGCATCCAGCTCTACATCGCCGGTGAGGGGTACATCGTCGCGGAGGGAGCCAATAAGAGCGACGGTGACACCTGGTACGTGGTCTCGGTCAAGGAGTTGAAGAAGGAGTCGGGCGGCATCCAGGTAAAGCGCCCGATGACCATCGGGGGCGGCTGGAAGCAGCTCGTCAAGGGCCAGGATCTGCTGATGCGGTGCTGGACACCGCACCCTCGGCTGTACGACGTGGCCGACTCCCCGACCCGGGCGGTACTGCCGATCCTGCGGGAGATCGAGCGGCTGACCATGCTCACCTTCTCGCAGATCGACAGCCGGCTGATCTCCGCTGGCCTCCTGCTGTTGCGTGAGGGCATCGACTTCCCGCACAAGGAAGGCCAGACCCCGGAGCAGGCGCTGGCTGACACCATTGTGGAGGTGGCCCGCCGTCAGCTTACCGGCGCGGGGACGGCTGCTGGCCTGGTGCCGATCATCGCCACCGTGCCGACTGGCGTTGATGGGCGCTGGTCGGACGTGGCGAACTCCTTCGCCCACGTCAAGTTCGACACGCCGCTGACGGCCGAGCTGGAGAAGAAGCTCGACCAGGCCATCCGGCGACTTGCCATGGGGCTGGAGATTGCACCGGAAGACCTCCTCGGCCAGGGTGACTCGAACCACTGGGCCGGCTGGCAGATCGAGGAGTCTTCGATCAAGCTGTTCATCGAGCCGGCTCTGGCCCGGGTGTGCGACTCGCTGAACCAGGCGTACCTGAAGCCAGCCCTGAAGTCGCTCGGGATCGACCCGGACGAGTACACGCTGTGGTACGACACGTCCGAACTGGTGGTCCGACCCAACCGCCAGGCAGACGCGATCGAGCTGTGGAACCTGGGCCAGCTCAGCGACGATTCCTTGCGCAAGGCGGGCGCCTGGGACGACTCAGACAAGCCGAACAACAAGCAGGCTCAGCGCTGGATCGCGCTCCAGCTCGTCAAGCTCCAGCCCCAGCTCATCGGCGACCCCGTCATCGCCGATCTCCTCGGGATGCCGGCGGGCATCCAAGTTCCCGGCAGCCCCGGCCAGCAGCCCCCACCTGAGGCTGGCATGCCGCCGGGCCAGGAGCTGCTTCCCGCTCAGGGGGCCGGCCAGCCCAATGCGCTGCCGACCATGCCCACCAAACAGCAGAGCCCAGCTCAGGACGGTCAGCAGTACGCCGCGCTGCTCGCCGGCTCAGAACAGGCGGTACTGCGGGCACTGGAGCTGGCCGGCGGTCGGCTCCTGGACCGACAGAACCGGGGCCGACTCGGTCTCTTCGCCAAGGCGGAGATCCACACGCAGGTGCGCGCCCGCGACCACGACCACGCGGCCGAGCTGATGGCCGGCGCCTGGACGCACATCCCCGCGCTGGCCCGACACTTCGGCGTGCACCCGGACGACCTTCAGGAGCTGCTCGGTGGCTACTGCGCGGAGCTGCTGATGCGCGGCCTGCCCCACGAGTCCGGATACCTGGAGTACGCCCTCCAACGCTCAGGCGCCCTGCGCCCGGCGGTCGGTGTCGGATGACCCAGCCGCCACAGCAGCCGCCACCTCAGGGCGCTCCGGGGGGCGGCACCGCGCTGGCCGTGGCGGCGCTGGCCGCTGGTGCTCCGGATCCGTGGTTGCCACTGCGGTGGCGACACCTCGCGGCGGTGGTGCGGGCCGAGCGGGCGCTGCACACCGCGTACGCCGCCGTGCTGGGTAGCTGGCTGACCCGGGTGCGGTCTCGGGTGGTGCAGGGCAGCCGGGTGGACCCGAGCGCCCTGGCCGCGACGGTGCCAACGTTCTCCACAGGTGTGGACAACGTTGTGGATATCCAGGTTCGCGAGATCTTCGAGCGCGCTTTCGAGGCGGAGGCCGGCTTCGAGCCCAACGCTAACTTCCATGTAGAGCAGTACCTGACGACAGCGCGCAACCGTATGGCCAACACCCCCGACTCCGTCTACCACTTGATCCGCCAGAAGATCGCGGACGCGACCGCTCAGGGGATGCCCGTGGAAGAGTTGGCCCTGGCTGTCGACAAGGTGCTGGGCAACGAGGGCGTCGAGACCTGGGCCAACCGGGGCATGGTCGTTGCCCGTACCGAGACCATCGCCGCGTACAACGCGGGCACCTTCGCCGGCATGCAGTCGTTGGCCGGCCAGCTCGGCGGCGAGTGGGAGAAGGGCTGGCTGTCCACCCACGACAACAAGACCCGGCCTACTCACCAGGCGGCCGACATCGAGACCTCCGGTACCGGCCAGCGCGTGCCGCTCGGCGAGCCGTTCATCGTCGGCGGGTTCGCCGGCATGTACCCCGGCTCGCCCGAGCTGCCCCCGCAGGAGTGCGTTCAGTGTCGCTGCTCGCTGGTGCTGCTCCGGCCAGGGGAGAGGCCCAGCCTGGCTGATCGGCACATGAGGAAGTCGTCATGACAGATCTCCAGGTGGATCTGTACGCGGCAGGCTGGTCCGCTCCGTCCAGCGCTGACCTCGATCCGTACGAGCCGGATCCACACGCCGGCTGCGCTGAGTTCTGCGTGGCCACTCACAAACCTGGCGTCTGCAAGGGCACGAAGCACGGTGGCCAGCAGGCCCAGACCGCCGTGGTCACTCCCCCAAAGCCCATCGCGCTACCCAAGACCGTGACGGTACCGAACGCGCCAACCGACCTGACTCCCCAGCAGGCCGCCGCCCAGCAGGCCCGGACCGTCAGCTACCAGCAGGCCCAGCTTCACGCTCAGCGGTTGGCCCAGCAGCTCGGCGGCTCCAACTGGAGGCAGGCTCACGGGGCAGTTCTGGACTACGGGCACGCCCTGCATCAGCATCAGCAGGCCCTCAACCACGCCGCCATGCTGAACAAGCAGGCTCACGCCGCGCATGACCGCGCGGTGGCCCAGAACGCCAATGCCCAGACGCGGTACGCGGCGGCCGTGGCTCGCCAGCGGGCCGCCGCCGCGACCAAGGCGACCAAGGCGACGGCCAGTACCCACCAGACCGCGAGACAGAAGCTGATGAACCAGCTCACCGCGCTCCAGCAGAAGGCCCATGCCGCCCAGAAGACGAAGCCCGTGGTGGCTAGCGGAGAGCCCGCGCTGTACGCGGTAGCGGCTGACATGGAGGCGCTGGCATATGGCCTCCTGGCCGGCGCGCATCTCTGGTGTGACATCGGTGCGTTCTGCCGCAATCCACTGCACCCTGGACCCTGCAAGGGCTGGAAGCACACTCTGAAGCAGGTGGCTCCCGAACTGCACCGTCAGATGGAGGAGGCGCGGCAGAGCCGGCGCCCGGCACGTGTCGCGAAAGTTGAGCCGACTCCGGTTGTCCCCGTGGTCGAGGCGGTCAAGAAGGCGGCTCCCGTAAAGAGAGCACCACGAGTTGCACCAAGTCCCGAGAAGGCGAGACCGTCAGTCGCTCCCTGGAAGCCGCCGAAACCGATCAGTGCCGCACGTGCTACCGCGATGCAGAAAGAGATGCTTGGCGGGAAGACGTGGACGCCTGACGAACTCGCCGCGCTGACGCGGTACTCATCGACGGACTTCGCTGACATCAATGGAGTTCTGCGCGGTAGCTTGCGCGTGGAGGACATTCCAGAAAAGGGGTTCGGCGGCGCAAGTGTGCAAGACACGATCCGCCATGCTGATGCCGCCATGCGTCCACTTCCCGAGGGAGTGCCGCTGTTGCGGCGGGTCGGGTTCGAGGCATTCGGGGTCGAGAACGCCGACGATCTGAGGGGATTGGTCGGACACACTCTCCAGGATCGCGGGTTCCTGTCCACGACGATCGTGCGCCGTGGACAGTTGGACAAGGCGGTGGCCGCTCAGCGTTCCGTGGTCATGGAGATCGACGCACCGGCCGGCACTCCGGCGGCCTACGTTGGGGACATCGCCATCTGGCGACAGCAAAAAGAGATGATCCTTGCTCCCGGTACCAAATACCAGGTGGTCGAGGTTGTCGACGGCGATGTGACCACCGTGCGAGTGAGGGTCGTGCCATGACGAAACCGGACTCGCGGTCACCTGACCCGGTCACTGATCCGATCAACGATCCGACGTTCGCGGACGCTGCCGACGGGGACGCGTTCAATGACCCGACCTATCGGAAGCTCCTGGGTCGAGCGACTGCCGCACCTCAGCCGGCCCGGACTGTTCCGGGTGCGAAGTTCATGGCGACCGCCCAGGAGCCGGCGTTGTACGCGGTTGCGCTCGACACGGAGGCGTTGGTGTATGGCCTCGTCGCCGCCGTGCATGTTTGGTGTGACGTGGATACGTTCTGCCGCAACCCCTTGCATCCCGGGCCGTGCAAGGGCTGGAAGCACACTCTGAAGCAGGTGGCACCGGAGATTCATCGCCGGATCGAGGAGACGCGCCTGGAGCAGGTCCGGGTGCGGCGAGAGAAGGTGGCTACGGTGCCGAAGGTGCCGAAGGCCAGGTCGAAGGCTGCCGGGAAGGCTCCACTGGTCAAGTTGCGGCCCGAGACTATCGCACACGTCAAGGAGGTCTCGGCCTCGCTCCCGAAGACCCAGGACGAGTGGGCCTCCATGTGGCGCAAGCCAAAGCCCGGCAAGTTCGAACGCATGATCGACTACAGAGTCGGTCAGCTACAACAGGATCTCGACAAGCAGGACGCACTCCTGGAGCAAGGCAAACAACGTGTGGCCGAAGCGAAAGCCAAGGGCGTGGAATGGGCGAAGAGTCGCAACTACAAGCCCGGCACCAAGCAGTGGAACGACACGCTGTCGTCCTGGACTCATATGCATGAGCAGTTCATGAAGAACAGCGAGCAGGTGCGGCAGTCCAAGCTTGACGAGCTGGATCAGGCAAAGCGCTGGCAGGCTGACCCGGAGCTGTTGCGCAGGGAGAACAGCTCCACCAACGCCGACAACCTGCTGAACAGGCTTCCCGTGGAGTACGAATACACGTTCCCACGGGATGGCAACGACATCGTTGTTCCGCCAGCCGCGCTGAAGGCACACCACGAGCGCGTACAGTCCGCTGGGCGCATGCTCGGAGTGGATCTCGCGGATGCGGTGGCCAAGGACCCCGAGCTGACGAGGCTACGCGCCGAGTACGCAACCCACGAAAACACGTCATTGGTTGGTAAGACATATACAGAGCGGGACATGGCGTGGCTTGAGAGGCGGCGGGTTACCTATGAGATTCGTCGCCGCCAGCGTGAGATGACTCTGGATGCGCTGTCACAGGTGCGCGCCATGGGGGGTGCTTCTCACACCAAGGCACGGGCTCCGGAGGCTCACGAACTGCCGTCCCGGATCGTCGGCGACAAGCAGGTTGCGCGGGCCGATTGGCGCGAACAGCTCGCGGTGGGTGAGCAGCACTTCCCGAAGGACTGGATAGTCACCTCAGACACTCGTCCGCTCGACATCATATCGTCCGACCGCGCCTATCACGTTGACGCCGGGTTCACTTCGGGAGCAACCACTTTGGCCATGAACACGGAGAAGGGAAAGCCAACCGGGTACACCGGCGGATTCCAGACCGCTGTTCAGGAGATCACAGTCCATGAGATGGGTCATCGCATGGAGGACATGATTCCCGGCCTCAAGGCCCTGGAGTTTGCCTACGTCCGCAGCAAGACCACCAACAAGAAGGGCGTAGTCGAGAAGCAAGCGAAGCTGAGGGACGTTTCCGGTGGCGGGTATGCCGACTCCGAGGTGGCCTATCCGGACGATTTCACGAATGCGTATACCGGGAAGACGTACGAGCGATTCAAGGAGCCCAACCCGGCGGAACGACCGTGGGAGGTGTTCCAGGTGGGACTTCAGCAGGTCTACGGCCAGGACACGCTGTTCGGGGACACTACCTTGAACGACTTCGTCCTGGGTACGCTGGCCACGCTGCACCAGGGAGGCTGAAGGATGGGCTGGGAAGTCAGGGGCGAGAGCGGATCGGTCACGTGGTCGGGTTCCACCTGGACCGCCGATCCGGTCGTGGAGGCGCGGATTCGCGTCGAGCTGGCCGACCATACCGGCGTGCTCGCCACTCCGACCGGTCCCACCTACGTGCCCTCCGGCGCCGGAGACGAGCTGGGGGTGTACCTGCTTGCGCGAGCGGTGATGCCGGATGCTCGGCTGGTCTCCGGCACTCCGCCGCACCGCACGCTGCCAGGCGCGAAGATCCCTGAGGACGCCGTCTCGTGAGCGAAGGAGGATCCATGTCGGATCAAGACACACCATGCACCGACTGCCCCGACGACGACTTCGCCACGGTGACCGCGACCGACGAGGCCGAGCCGAACACCGCACCGGACCCACGGGGCACCAAGCTGACCCGTTGGCGCGGATTGCTGGCGCCCATCGGGAAGCCCACCGGCGACGGCCGGCGGTTCTCCACCACGCCGGGCGCACTGACCCACCGGGATCTCCCGCAGCCGGTGAAGTGGCAGCGGACCGATGCCCAGGGGCACGCCACCTCGGTGGTGGTGGGCACCATGGACCGGATCCGGATTGGCAACGGGGACCACGGACTGGGCGTGTATGCCGAGGGGACTCTGTTCGACCCGGACCCAGAGCAGCTTCCCCGGCTGGCCGAAGACGTGGCGGAGGCCAAGCTGCTTCTGAGCCAGCGGGTCATCGGGCCATCCGTCGATCTGGACGCGATGGAGTTTCACGCCATGCCTGGCCAGGAGGGCGAGCTGGCCCAGGAGGGTAAGCGGCCTGACATCGAGGTGGACAAGGGTCGGATCTCGGCCGCCACCTTGGTGCCGATCCCCGCGTTCGCTGAGGCCCGCCCGTTTGAGCTGTACGAGGTGGACGCGGAGGAGTGGGCGGCCGAGCAGGCGCCCGCGCTGACGGCCAGCGTGCGCTCCGCCGGCTGGGCAGACGTGTCCGTGGCTGACCCCGATAC